ATTGCATTGCTTATAAGAAGCAGGACTTCCTTGTTGCTCTTTAGATAAAGAGTTTATATCAAATTTATCTGTCATAGTATCCTCCTTAAGAATTTACAGATTTAGTTAAAATTTCAAGATACTTTTGCACCTTGAAGTATTCCACATCAGAAGATGTGTGAATTTGGTAGTGTTTTTTCTGAGTGTCAAATTTCTTTAAAATATTTAATGCATCTTCTATGCACGAAAACTCTAGAGTATATTTGTCATCAGGTAAATTAACATGTATCATAATTTTCTCCTATTAAAAAGGACTATTAAGGGCAAACAAGTTCGTTGAAGTCAAGAGTAGAGTCCATCGTAGATGGAAAACTCTTGATATGCTTTAGCATACTTGCTTCATAAGGAGTTGGTTGCACAATAGTTTTATACTTTGACAGGAGAAAATTAAGATACATTTGAGAAAACTTATACAAATATATGAAATTTTTCGTGCATAGATTGGAGTTAAATCTTGGTCTATATTTGTAAACCAGAAAAAACACTACCAAATTTGCACTTTAAAAACTTGGAATACTTCAAGGTGCAATAGCCATAGGAGGGTGTTTGTAGATTAGCATGAGGATACTATGACAGATGTTAAGAACTATAAAGTCTATGAAGTTTAGAAACAAGGAAGTCCTACTATTATATGCAACGCATTAGCAATTTTAAAAAAGCATGGTCGATTGGATGCGACATTGAAATCTTTGACATCAAATAAAAGATGTAAAACTAGGAAAACTCTACAAGTTATGAAGTTTTAAATACAAGGATAAGATTACAGATAGATGGTTTCGACTGATAAATTGCTAATGCACTTCTTCGGAGGTTTTTAAAGTGCTAGGGTAGGCAGGTGACCATACCACCACCCATATATATCTATGCTATGCTTACACAAAATTACCAAAATCAGGTATTAACCAGTTCTTACATCTAGTTAACGCCCGGACTATATAATTCTATAAATACTTCAAAGAAATATGCAATTAAATATGGCTAGTGGGATTGGTTGTAACCCGGTCGGGCACAAATATATTTTACAGTTCAGATTGGGTTTTGTCAATACCCTTCATCAAATACTTGACAATTTTAAAATCCGACTATATACTTATATTATGGCTATACTTCCAAGCATAAATAATGATGGCAGAAAGAGAGAGTTGACTGAAAAACAACAGTCTTTCTTAGACCACCTTGTAGAAACACAAGGAGATGCTAAAAAGGCTGCTGAACTTGCAGGGTATTCCTCCCACTATCATCATGTTGTTAAGACTTTAAAGTCTGAGATACTTGAATTAACTCAAGAAGTATTAGCTAATTCTGCACCGAAAGCAGCGTTTAAGCTTGTAGAGATTATGGAATCAAACAAACCTATCGTACAAGCTAACAATAAACTTGCTGCTGCACAGACTTTATTAGATAGAGTTGGTGTAGGAAAGATAGATAGAGTTGATGTAAATCATAATGTTAATACTGGTGGTATATTTTTAATGCCAGATAAAAAGCCTATTGAAGGTGAATATGAGGAAGTAGATAATGCCTAAGAAAAAGAAAAGCACAGTTAATAAAGCTGGGAACTATACTAAACCTACTATGAGAAAAAATCTATTTAATAGAATCAAAGCAGGTAGTAAGGGTGGAAAACCCGGACAATGGAGTGCTCGTAAAGCACAGATGTTAGCAAAACAATACAAAGCAAAAGGTGGTGGCTATAAATAATGGCTTTAAAGAAGTCTCAACGAAGTTTAAAAGCATGGACCAAACAAAAGTGGCGAACTAAGTCTGGTAAAAAATCTAGTGAAACTGGAGAACGCTATTTACCGGAAGCTGCTATTAAATCTTTAAGTCCTGCTGAATACGCTGCATCTACTCGTAAGAAAAGAAAAGATACTAAAAAAGGTAAGCAGCATTCTAAACAACCTAAAAAGATTGCTAGAAAGACTAGGAGCTATAGAAAATATGCCTAAGAAAAAAGATTCAAGACTAACAAGAGCAGGAGTGAGTGGATATAATAAACCGAAGCGTACTCCTAATCATCCAAAGAAGTCACACATTGTTGTTGCTAAAGTAGGCGATAAGATTAAGACTATTAGATTTGGACAAAAAGGAGCTAAGACTGCAGGTAAACCAAAAGCTGGTGAGTCTGCAAGAATGAAAGCAAAGCGTAAAAGCTTCAAAGCTAGACACGCTAAGAATATTGCCAAAGGAAAAATGTCTGCAGCTTACTGGGCTGATAGAGTAAAATGGTAAGATTATTTAATAAGCTTCATAAATTTATGAAGTGTGGTCGTATAAATAAAGTTATACGCATGATAACAAAGGAGTAAATATGGAATATGTAGTAGGAATAGTAATTGCTTTAGTCGTTGTAGGTGGTGTTGTTTATAAATACAAACCTGAATGGATTGAAGTAGTTAAATCATATATAGGTAGATAGTATGCCACAAATAGGTTCAGAACAAAAACCAGTCCTTATGACTAATAAGAAGAATGGTGGTCGGATTGGTAAAGGTTCTAGACAAAGACCAATAACTAATAAAGAACAATTTGAAAAGAATTGGGATTTAATTTTTAACAAGAAAGTTTCCGAAACCGATAAGGTTAAGGAGGCGTAAGAGGCTTCCTAGAGCATTCTTCATTCACCTCTGTTTTAGGAAGTCCAGCTTTTATTATGGATATACCAGTAAATTATATAAGAAGAACTTCATCGACTGTACCTTTTGGTTATAAAGAATCAGAAGATTATGTTGGTTATTTAGAACCTATTGAACATGAGTTATCAATTCTAAAAGAAGTTGTAGAAGCTGTGTTTCATAAAGAAATTAGTTTAGGTATAGGAGTTGACTGGTTAGAAGCAGAAACAGGAAGAAAAATGTCAAGACCGGGCTTAAAAAAGATTGTAGATAAAAAGTATGGTAGATAAAGAAAAAAAAACTTCAAAATACTTGACAGATGCAAATGGCGACTATATACTAAATAAAGATGGTAGTCGTAGGAAAAAACCCGGCAGACCAAAAAATAAAGAATTATCTAATATTCAATTAGCATTAAGAGCTAAAAAACAATTAGATAAAAAGAACAAGAAAGTTAAAAAGCTAACTAGAAGTTTAGCAAAAGTAAAAAAAGAAGTCAAACAAGAAGAAAAAGTTTTGACTTCAAATGTTTTAACAGAGTCAGATACTAAAGAGTTACCTGATGCAATACAAGAACATTTAGATACTACTGGGGATTATGTGGCGTTTATGCCCAATGATGGTCCTCAAACAGATTTTTTAGCTGCTTCCGAAAAGGATGTACTTTATGGAGGAGCAGCAGGTGGTGGTAAAAGTTTTGCAATGTTAATTGACCCATTGCGATATTGTCACTTACCAGAACATAGAGCTTTAATACTTAGGAGGTCTATGCCAGAACTACGAGAACTTATAGATAAGTCTCGTGAACTCTATCCAAGAGCATTTAAAGGTGCTAAGTTTAGAGAAGTAGAAAAGTTGTGGCAGTTTCCTAGTGGAGCCAAAATAGAATTTGGGTTCTTGGAACGAGATGCTGATGTTTATCGTTATCAAGGACAAGCGTACAGTTGGATAGGTTTTGATGAAATAACTCATTTACCTACAGAGTTTGGTTGGAATTACTTAGCATCACGACTAAGAACTACTAACCCAGAGATAAAAACATATCTAAGATGTACAGCTAACCCCGGTGGTGTAGGTGCACAATGGGTAAAAAAAAGATATGTTGATTCAGCAGAACCTAATACAACATTTAAAGGTTCAGATGGATTAACAAGAAAGTTTATACCAGCGTTGTTACAGGATAATCCTTACCTCGCTGAAGATGGTGAATACGAAAGGATGTTAGAATCCTTACCAGCAGTACAGCGTAAGCAGTTGTTGGAAGGAAACTGGGATGTCGCAGAAGGTGCAGCGTTTGCTGAATTTGCTTTAGACACTCATGTTATATCTCCTTTTGAATTACCTTCTTGGTGGGAGAGGTTAAAAGGAATAGACTATGGTTACGCTGCAGAAAGTTGTTGTCTATGGGCTGCTGTAGACCCTGATGATAAGACCATCATTATATATAGAGAATTATACAGGAAAGGTCTAACAGGGGAAGCACTCGCTGACACTATAACACAGATGGAAGAAAATGAAATTAAATCTATTCCGGGTGTTTTAGATACTGCTGCATGGGCAAGAACTGGATATAGTGGTCCGACTATTGGTGAAACCCTAGTCAATAGAGGACATAAATTAAGAAGGGCAGATAAAAATAGAATAGCTGGTAAGACTCAAATACATGAGCATTTAAGGCAAAGAGATGGTGGCAGACCTAGATTGCAAATATTTAGTAGTTGTGTTAATCTAATTAAAGAATTACAAGGTATACCATTATCTTCTAAAAATCCGGAGGATGTAGATACACATGCTTCGGACCATGCTTATGATGCATTAAGGTATTTGTTAATGAGTAGACCAAGAACAGACCATCCATATGATAGGATGATGCGAATAAAAACAGATTTATATCGACCTTCGGATGATGGATTTGGATACTAAATATGGCAGAAGATAATACATTTTTAAATGCAAATAATCTATATGAAGATGTAGAAGGTGAAGCTGGTAAGCAATTAAAATTAGAAGATGACCAACTACAAAACCTTATCGGTATTATCAAGGGTAGATATGCTACAGCCGAAATGGCTAGAGATGTTGATGAAAGAAGGTGGATAAAAGCATATGAAAACTATCGTGGTTTGTATGCAAAAAATATAAAATTTAGAGAATCTGAAAAATCTAAAGTCTTTATAAAAATAACAAAAACAAAAGTACTAGCAGCATTTGGTCAGTTAGTAGATGTTATTTTTGGTACAGGTAAATTTCCTATAGGTATAGCAGAAACAAAAGTACCAGAGGGAGAAGCTGATATAGCTCACCTTGATATTAATAATCCTAATCCTAACATTGAAACTTCTGAACCTAATATGGAAGATATGGATGTTGATGGTAACTCTGTTGATTATGTAAGTCCATACGATGTAGGTTATGAAGGTGATGGTAATGTACTAAAGCCCGGAGCTACACAGTTTAATGGTATTTATGAAGAACCTGTAGATGTACAAGCAGATAAAGCAGGTATACTTTCAGATGGAGCTAGTGCTATTCCACAAGAGATAGAAATATCTCCAGCACAAAAAGCTGCAAGAAGAATGGAAAAACTTATTCATGACCAAATAGATGAATCACATGGTTCGGCTGAAATAAGAAATGCTCTTTTAGAATCTGCTTTACTTGGTACAGGGATTGTAAAAGGACCATTTAATTTTAATAAAAAACTACATAAATGGGATAAAGATGAAGATGGTAATAGAACATATAATCCATTAGAAGTCAGAGTTCCTAGAATAGAGTTTGTAAGTTGTTGGGATTTTTATCCAGACCCATCAGCTACAAGCATGGAAGAATGTGAGTATGTTATTCACAGACATAGATTAAATCGTAGTGAACTAAGACAACTACGAAATATGCCTTACTTTAATGAAGATGCTATTCGTGAAGCTATTCAAATGGGTGCAAACTATGTTGAAAAAGATTATGAAGCACAGTTGCGTGATGATAGGAGAGCTGATGAAGATATAGGTAATGACTATGAGGTGCTTGAATACTGGGGTATTATGGATGCCGAGTATGCTAGAGAAGTAGGTATTGAATTACCAAAGTCAGTAGATGATTTAGATGAAGTTCAAATAAATGCTTGGATATGTGGTAACACAGTATTAAGAGCAGTTGTTAATCCATTTGAACCTTATAGAATACCATACCATGCATTTCCATACGAAAGAAATCCATATAACTTCTTTGGTATAGGAATAGCAGAAAACATGGATGACTCTCAACAAATTATGAATGGTCATGCAAGAATGGCTATTGATAACTTAGCAATGTCAGGTTCACTAGTATTTGATGTAGATGAATCTGCATTAGTTGGTGGACAAAGTATGGATATATATCCCGGCAAAATATTTAGAAGACAAGCTGGGATGCCCGGACAAGCAATACATGGAGTTAAGTTTCCAAATACATCACATGAAAACATGATGATGTTTGACAAGTTTAGACAACTTGCAGATGAACAAACAGGATTACCTAGTTATTCACACGGACAAACTGGTGTGCAAAGTATGACAAGGACTGCTTCTGGTATGTCAATGTTATTAGGAGCAGCTAGTTTAAATATAAAAACTGTTGTCAAGAATCTTGATGACTTTTTATTAAGACCTTTAGGAGAAGCGTACTTTCAATGGAACATGCAGTTTCATGAAGGTGAGTTAGATGTTGAAGGTGATTTAGAAGTTAGAGCTACTGGTACAAATAGCTTAATGCAAAAAGAAGTACGAAGTCAAAGATTGACTATGTTCTTACAAACTGCACAAAGTCCAGCTATCGCACCATTTGTTAAAATTTCTAAATTAATTAGTGAACTTGCCTACAGCTTAGATTTGGACCCTGATGAAATACTCAATGACCCAGAAGAAGCTGCAATGATGGCACAGATAATAGGAATGCAAAATGCTAGACAAGAAAATAGCGAGGAAGCTCAACCCCTTGGTCAACAACAGGGAGCAATGGGAGGTAATGCAGGAACACCTGTCGAACCTCAAGAACTTGGCGTTACAGGAACTGGTGGTGGCAACATCGGAATCGGAAATGCTCCGGTTGCAGGGGAAGATTCGTTCTCTGGCAATGTTGGAATCCCTACCGGAACAGGTTAAAGAAGCACTTAATAGGATAGAAGAATGATGAATTTTTTAAAAGATATAGGTTTAAGATTACAAATGGAAGAAGGTGGTCTGCTTGGCGACCTTGATAAAGATGGTAAAATGTCTGGTTATGAACAAGCTAGACAAGATGCTATTGAAAAAAGCATGAGAGAACAAAAACAAGAAGGTGGTCCAATGGAAAAAGAAATGGATGAACTCATGCCGACTGCTGACAAAGATATGGTTCCAGATGAAGAAATGGAAGACAACTATATGGATTTTATAATTAAGGAAGCATTAACAGAAGAAGAAGAAGATATGCTACTTAATAAATTACAAGAAGACAATGAGCTAATGATGTTATTTGATAAAGTAATAGATGTAGCTCAAGAATTTGCTGGGTCTGGTCCTGTTGAAGGTCCGGGTTCAGGAGTCTCTGACAGTATACCTGCAAGGTTATCTGATGGAGAGTTTGTTATGACTGCCAAATCTGTTGATACATTAGGGTCTGATAATTTACAGGCTATGATGGATAGAGCAGAAATGGTAGCTGACAGAAAAGCTATGCAGGAAGGTGGTCCTGTTGATGAAGAAGAAAATATGATGCAAGATAATGTAAAAGTTATTGAGCAAAATATTAATGTTAGTAGACCTCAAACACAGGATACTCCTCGTATGATAGAGGATAATGACTTGGTTAAAGAAGAACTAACAAAACTTTCTTTATACGACAGACCACATGTGCGTAGTTAGGAATAGAGCTACCCTATTAGCGTAGGCACTCTATATTATATAAACCGAAAGGCGACCTTTACAACAAGCCCTATAGTGCACATATAGCTACCTTGTGAATGAAGCCCTGATTAGGAGGATTGAAAATGACTGATAAAGTCCAACAAGAGGAAAAGCCAAATCCTTATAACGCTAAAAAAGATTGGCACACGAATGATGATAAACCTTTTAGTTCATCAGAAAGTCTTTACTTTGAAGAACCTTCTGAAAAAAATAAATTGTTTAATACTTCGGATATAACTGAAGCAGAAGACAATGTTAATACAGAAGAATTGGAAGCTACAAAGGATAAACCTTATAGCAAACCAGACTACAAAAAAAGATATGATGATTTAAAAAGACATTATGATAGGAAACTCAACGAGTTTAAAACTAGAGAAACAGAGTTGAATAACCAACTAAAGGATGTAAGTCCTAGTTATACAGCTCCTAAAACTGTAGAAGAACTTGAAGAATTTAAAAAATCCTATCCAGAAGTCTTTGATGTTGTAGAAACTGTAGCACATCTACAAAGTGAGTCTAAAGCAAAAGTTCTAGAAGAACGCCTTAGTAAACTCCAAAAAAGAGAACTAGAGATGATACGACAAGATGCAGAAAAAAGGTTGAATGAAAGACATCCTGACTTTGATGATATTAGAGATAGTGATGAATTTCATAACTGGGCAACTAATCAGCCAGAGTCCATAAAAACATGGATATACTCAAATGCTGATGATGCTGACCTAGCTTCTCGTGCTCTCGATTTATTTAAGCGAGATATGGGGATGGATTTACCAAAAGAGGAAAAGTCATCTTCAAGGACTAGAAAGACTGCTGCTGATATGGTGTCAACAAAAACTAAAACTGTTGAACCAAAGCAGGAGAAAGTTTGGTCCGAACAGGAGATTGCTGCAATGAGCATGGCAGAATTTGATAAGTACGAACAGGAAATATCAGATGCTATGCAAGAAGGCAGAATCATAAGATAAACTATTTAATAACACAGGAGAAGTATCATGGCTCAATATTTTGAACCAAGTACCGATACTAATGCTAACTTTGCAAACTCTGTAAGTGGACAGGCTAATAGTTTCTTCCTACCTTCCGTTTATTCTAAAAAGGTTTTAAACTTCTTTAGGAAAGCCTCGGTAGCAGAAGCTATAACAAACACCGACTATGCTGGTGAAATATCTGCTTACGGAGACTCTGTAAAGATTATTAAAGAACCAGTTATCTCTGTGTCTGATTACACAAGAGGTAGCGATACAACTGCAACTAAGTTGACTGACCAAGAATTAACATTGGTTGTTGATAGTGCAAAAGCTTTCAAATTCATCGTAGATGATATTGAAACTAACATGTCACATGTAAACTTTAAAGAGGTAGCATCTTCAAGTGCTGCATATGCTCTTAAAGATTCATATGATGCTGCTATCATCGCTAATATGTTTTCTGGTTTATCTTCTAGTTCACCTGACCATGTCATAGGTTCTGATTCAGCTACTGCTGATGCAACTATGACACACGCAACAAATTCTGTTGACTTGTTAGGTTCAGATGGAACTGGAGTAGACCCATTAGACTTAATGGCAAGAATGGCAAGATTACTTGATGACCAAAATGTTCCAGAAGAAGGAAGATGGTTCCTAGCTGGACCAGATTTCTATGAGCAACTAGGAAAATCAGGTTCTAAATTATTGTCAGTAGACTTTAACGCAGGTCAAGGTTCTATTAGAAATGGCTTAGTATCTAGTGGTAAACTAAGAGGATTTGATATGTACAAATCTAACAATATCGCTGCAGTATCAAATGCAAGTGGTAAAGTGTTAGCTGGACATATAAGTTCAACTGCAACTGCAAACACTATCCTTTCAACAGAAGTTATCAGAGACCCAAGTTCTTTTGGTGACATCGTGAGAGGTCTTCATGTCTATGGCTCTAAAGTCTTAAGACCAGAAGCGTTAGTAGGTGCATTCTATGTTATCGACTAATATATAACTCGGAGGGGTCTTCGGACCCTTCCACTTTTAAAAGGAAAAAAAATGTATCACGGAAAAAAGAAAATGATGGGTGGTGGCATGGCTCGTAAAAAGAAAATGGGTGGTGGCATGATGGCTCGTAAAAAGAAAATGGGTGGAGGCAAAATGAAAAGAACTATGTATGGACATGGTGGAGAAGTAATGCCTAAAGCTAAACCTTGTTAATATGAAAGTAAAAGCACCCAAAGGCTACCATTGGATGAAACAACCCAAAGGTGGTTTTAAATTAATGAAACATAAAGGCAAGTTTGTAAAGCACAAAGGTGCTAGTTTAACAGCAAACTTTGCTATACAAAAAGTACACAAAAAATAATGGCAACAACATATTTAGATTTAACAAACGAACTTCTAAGAGAGTTAAACGAAATACCTTTAACTACTGCAAACTTTAGTAATGCAATAGGATTTCAAGCATTTGTAAAAGATGCAATAAATAAATCTATATCTGATATAGCCAATGAAGAACCTCAATTACCTTTTTTTGCTGTTGCAGCTAGTGGAGGCACAGACCCATTTTATGGTAATGTAACTGTTGCTACAGTAGCAGGTCAAAGATGGTATACTTTGAAAGATGGTAGCTCTAGTATAACTACAGACTATTCATCTATCGATTGGGATGATTTTTATTTAACAACAATAAATGTATCTGGAGAAACTACTCCATTTGTTTCTAAAGGTTTAAAATTTTTAACACTTGCAGATTGGAGAAGATATAACAGAGATAGTGAAAATGCAGATGATGCAGAAGGTTCTGATGCTTCGCATGGTGAACCTATATGTGTAATAAGAAGTCCAGATAATAGAAAGTTTGGATTAAGTCCAATACCAGATAAAGTTTATAATGTGCATTTTTATGCATATGAAAAACCTACAGCATTATCAGCTCATAGCGACACAATAGTTTTACCAGACCAATATGCTAATGTTATAACAGCAAGAACTAGATACTATGTATGGCAATTTAAAGAAAGTCCACAACAAGCAGCTTTTGCTTTAGAAGATTATAAAAAAGGTATGAGACAAATGAAATCTAATTTAATAAATCCTCAACCTAAATATATGTCAGATGACAGGACTTATTATTAATGGCAAGAGGTCAACCATATACAGTAGCTTGTGAAGGAGGTTTGGTTACAGCTTCAAACCAAATAGATTTACTAAGAAGTCCGGGAGTAGCTACAGCATTACAAAACTTTGAAGTATCTGTAGAAGGTGGATACAGAAGAATAAATGGATATACAAAGTTTGGTGGTTCTAGTGCTACAAGACCTACTGGAGGAGAAGCTAGAATATTAGGTGTTGTTCCTTATGGTGATGGTGTAATAGCTTGTGCAGGTACAAGTATTTATTTTAGTCTTGATGGAATAACTTGGATAGAAATAAATAGAAGTTCTGTATCTAGTAGTGGTGATAACTTTTCTACTTTTACAGGTAGAAGTGTTTTAACAAGAACTAATCAAGGACAAGTACAGTTTACTTTATTTGAAGGTGCTGCATTCCAATATGGACAAATAATTATAGCAGATGGTGCTAATAAACCTTATTTGTTTAGAATGGAAGGTTCAGGTTCTTTATCATCTAGAACATTTTTTGCAGAAGAAATAACTGTAAGTGGAACTAAAGGTGTAAGTTTTATTACTCACCATGATAGACATTTAGTAGCTGCAGGTGTAGAAGATAATTTAACTACTGTATTTTTTAGTGCATTATTAGACCCTACAGACTTTAGTGGTTCAGGTTCAGGTGCTGTAACTATAACTGACCAAGTAGTAGGATTAGCTTCTTTTAGGGCTGACTTATTTATATTTTGTAAAAATAGTATTCATAAACTTACAAATATAAATACACCTAGTCAAACTGCAGTTGTTCCAGTAGCAGAAAGTGTAGGATGTTTAAGTGGACACAGTATTCAAGAGATAGCTGGTGACTTAATATTTTTAGCACCAGATGGAATGAGAACTATCGCTGGTACAGCAAGAATTGGCGATATTGAATTAGGAACTGTTAGTAAAAAAGTACAACCATTATTTACAACACTAGCTAAAAATATAAATCAATTTGAAATATCTAGTGTAGTAATAAGAGAAAAGTCACAATACAGACTTTTTTATACAAATTTAAGTTTAGGTGAAAATGCACAACGAGGCATTATAGGAACTTTAAGACCAAATGGATTTGAGTGGTCTGAAATAAAAGGCTTAGAAGTTACAGCAGTAGGCTCTGACTTTGATGCGACAAAAGTAGAAAGATATTTTCATGGTTCAAAAACTGGTTTTATATATAATCATGATACAGGAGATACTTTTGATGGTACAGCAATAGCTGCAAGATATAAAACACCAGATTATGATTATGGTGATTTAGGAACATTAAAAACTTTGCATTACTGTAAAGTATCTATTGGAGGAGAAGGGGAAGTTTCTCCAGAATTACAAGTTAAGTTTGAGTATTCAAATCAAAACATACCTCAACATACAAGTAATTTTAGTTTCGGAACAGTTAGCCCTGCTGCTATATTTGGAGAAGCAGTATTTGGTTCTAATGTTTTTGGAGCAGTTGTAAACCCCATGGTTAGAATACCATTACAAGGAAGTGGAACTAGTAATAGTTTTACAGTAGTTAGTAATGATACTAAACCACCTTATAAAATAAATGGATTGTATGTAGATTACATACCATCAGGCAGGAGATAAAAAGAAATGGCAACATATACAAGACAAAGTTCATTTGTTGATGGTGACAGCATAACTGCTGCTATCTTTAATGATGAATTTAACCAATTAGTTAATGCTTTTAATGTAAGCACAGGGCATTCACATGATGGAACTACAGCAGGTGATGGTGGTCCTATCTCTGTATTATTTAGTAATACAATTACTATAGGTAAGAATGAAGATACAGATATTGCTTTAACATTTAATGCATCATCAAATGATGGTGTATTAACATGGATGGAGGATGAAGATTACTTTTTATTCTCTGATGATATATTAATTAATAGCACAGAAAAATTACAATTTAGAGACACAGCAATTTATTTAAACTCTAGTGCTGATGGGCAACTAGATATAGTAGCTGATACAGAAATACAACTAGCTGCAACTACAATAGATATAAATGGTGCAGTAGATATTTCAGGAGCTTTAACATTAGCTGGTGTTTCATTAGCAGAAACCATTTCTGATACTGTAGGAGCTATGGTAAGTTCTAATACAGAAACAGGAATTACAGTTACTTATGATGATAATGATAATACATTAGACTTTGTAATCGGAACATTAAACCAAGATACTACAGGAAATGCTGCAACTGCCACAGCATTAGAAACTGCTAGAACTATTCATGGTGTAAGTTTTGATGGTACTGCTAATATTGATTTATCAGAAGTTATTCAAGATACTGTAGGAGCTATGCTATCAAGTAATACTGAATCAGGTATTACAGTTACATATCAAGATGGTGATGGAACTATAGACTTTACTGTAGCTTCACAAACAGATGAAAACTTTACAACTGCTGACCATGCAAAACTAGATGGTATAGAAGCTAATGCAACTGCCGACCAAACTGCAGCAGAGATAAGAACATTGGTAGATAGTGCTAGTGATTCAAATGTTTTCACAGATGCAGACCACACAAAACTAGATGGTATAGAAACTAGTGCTACTGCAGACCAGACTGCTGCTGAAATAAGAACATTAGTAGAATCAGCAAGTGATTCAAATGTATTTACAGATGCAGACCATACAAAATTAAATGCAATAGAAGCTGGAGCTACTGCAGACCAAACAGATGAAGAAATACAAGATGTTGTTGGAGCTATGTTTAGTGGTAATACAGAAACAGGTATTACAGCAACATATCAAGATAGTGATGGAACTATAGACTTAGTAGTAGGAACTCTTAATCAAGATACTACAGGTAATGCAGCAACAGCTACAGCATTAGAAACTGCAAGAACAATTAATGGTGTAAGCTTTGATGGTACTGGAAATATTACAACACTTACTGCAGGTACAGGAGTATCTGTATCAGGTACAGAAGTATCTATAGGACAATCAGTAGCAACAAATGCAGATGCTAATTTTGCTACAGTTACAACTACAGGTAATACAATAGTAGGTGGTAATCTTACAGTAAATGGAACTACAACAACTTTAAATACTGCAACACTAGATGTTGAAGATAAAAACATTACACTTAACAAAGGTTCAGGAGATACATCTGGTTCAGCAGATGGAGCTGGATTTACAATTCAAGATGCAGTAGATGCATCGAATGATGCAACATTAACATGGAGTGCAGCTAATGATAACTTTGTGTTTTCACATGAAATAGTTGCTCCAAGTTTAGATATATCAGGTAATGTAGATATTGATGGTACATTAGAAACAGATGCATTAACTATTAATGGTACAGCATCAGTTCCTTTTGAAGCTGCAGACCATACTAAGTTAGATGGTATAGAAACAAATGCTACTGCAGACCAAACAGCAGCAGAGATTAGGACATTAGTAGAATCAGCAAGTGACTCTAATGTCTTTACAGATGCTGACCACAGCAAACTAAATGCTATAGAAGCTAGTGCTGATGTAACAGATACAACAAATGTTACTGCTGCAGGTGCATTAATGGATAGTGAACTTGCAAGTATTGCAGATGTAAAAGCATTAGACCAGTCAGTAGTAAGTGGAGCATCTCCAACATTTAGTACAACTAATTTTACTGATGCATCTAATAAAAGATTAATGACTGATGCTCAAGAAACAAAACTTGATTCAGTTGAGAGTGGTGCAACAGCAGACCAAACTGCAGCAGAAATTAGAACATTAGTTGAAGCAGCAACAGACTCTAATGTGTTTACTGATGCAGACCACACTAAACTAAATGCAATAGAATCAAATGCTACAGGAGACCAAACTGCTAGTGAAATAAAAAGTTTATATGAAGGTAATTCAGATACAAATGCATTTACTGATGCAGATGAAAGTAAGTTAGATGGTATAGAAGCAAGTGCTGATGTTACAGATTCAACAAATGTAGGAACTGCACTAACAGGATTTAGTACAGCTACAGATGCTGTAAGTTCAGACTTAGTTCCATTTTATGATGTAACAGCAGGAGCATGGGAAAAATCTACAGTAGCTAATTTAGCTTTACAAGGACCAACAGGACCTACTGGACCAACTGGACCAACTGGACCGACAGGACCTCAAGGTAATACTGGACCAACAGGACCAACAGGTTCTAAAGGACAAAAAGGTGAAGTAGGCTCAACTGGACCTACAGGACCTTCAGGTTCAGATGGAAATGATGGTTCTACAGGACCAACAGGACCTACAGGACCTACTGGACCTACTGGACCAACTGGGTCTAAAGGACAAAAAGGTGAAGTGGGAGCAGGAGGACCTACAGGTGGAACAGGACCTACCGGACCTACCGGACCAACAGGACCTGCAGGTAATGCTTCAGATGGTACTAAAGGACAAAAAGGACAAAAAGGTGAAGTTGGTAGTACAGGACCTACAGGTGGCACAGGTCCAACAGGACCAGCAGGACCAACAGGTTCAACAGGTGGCACAGGACCAACAGGGTCTAAAGGACAAAAAGGTGAGGTTGGTTCAACAGGACCGACTGGACCTACTGGAGGCACCGGACCTACAGGACCTACAGGACCAACAGGTTCAACAGGTACAGGTATTACAATGGAAGGACAAGTTGCTACAACAGGTGACTTACCTTCAAGTGGTAATACAAAAGGTGATGCTTACATAGTACAAGCAGATGATAGTTTACATATCTTTGATGGTAGTAACTTTGTAAGTGGTGGTTCTATTCAAGGACCAACAGGACCTACAGGACCTACTGGTGGTACAGGACCTACCGGACCTACAGGTAATACAGGACCTACTGGACCTACTGGTTCAAAAGGACAGAAAGGTGAAGTTGGTGGAACAGGACCTACAGGTAATACAGGACCTACAGGTGGAACAGGACCTACTGGACCTACAGGACCTACTGGACCAGCAGGTGATGATGGTAGTAATGGTTCTAAAGGACAGAAAGGACAAAAAGGTGAAGTTGGTTCTACAGGACCCACAGGTGGAACTGGACCAACAGGACCTACAGGACCCGGTGGTTCAACTGGTGGAACAGGACCTACTGGTCAGAAAGGACAAAAAGGTGAAGTTGGTGCTACAGGACCCGGAGGTTCTACTGGACCAGCAGGACCAGCAGGACCTGCAGGACCTAGTGGTGGTACAGGACCAACAGGTGGAACTGGACCTACTGGTTCAAAAGGACAGAAAGGTGAAGTTGGTGCTGGAGGACCTACTGGACCTACTGGACCCGGAGGAGGTACAGGACCTACAGGACCTACTGGACCTAGTGGTGGAACAGGACCGACTGGTTCTAAAGGACAAAAAGGTGAAGTAGGTGGTACAGGACCTACTGGACCAGCAGGTGGTACAGGACCTACAGGTAGTACTGGACCTACAGGACCCGGAGGTAGTACTGGTCAAAAAGGACAAAAGGGTCAAAAAGGTGCTACAGGTAGTACAGGACCTTCAGGACCTACTGGTTCAACAGGACCTACAGGTAGTACAGGACCAAGTGGTGGTACAGGACCTACAGGTCAAAAAGGACAAAAAGGTCAAACTGGTTCAACAGGTGGTACAGGACCTTCAGGTGGTACAGGACCAACTGGACCAACTGGACCTACAGGACCAACTGGACCTACCGGACCTAGTGGTGGATTTACAACTGGTTCAAACGCAGAAGTAAATAGTTTAGGTGTTAATGTTACCAATAGTGGATTTACAAATGGTGAGATTAGAGCATCTAATAATATTACAGCTTTCTACTCTGATGAAAGATTAAAAGACTTTGAAGGTACTATACCTAATGCTTTAGAAAAAGTAGTTCAGTTAGGTGGTTATTACTTTAGAGAAAATGAAGTAGCAAAAGGACTTGGTTATGAAAACGACAAACGACAAGTTGGTGTTTCAGCTCAAGAAGTACAAGCAGTATTACCAGAAGTAGTAACAGCAGCACCTATTGATGATAAATATTTAACAGTATGGTATGACAAGTTAGTACCATTATTAATAGAAGCTATAAAAGAATTAGCAGTAAACTCTCATGAACCTAAATGTTTAGAAGATATGGAAGGTTATGCTGATTTAATTGCAAGAATAGAGGAGCTAGAAAACGATGGCTAATATGCAAACAGTACATGTATTAAAAACTAATAGTGAAAGTGACCAACAACCAGTAGCTATTATAACTTATGATGATGATACACAAACTTTTTGGAATAAAGATAGTGATAGAAGTGTTTTAGATACTCATACAAAGTCTATATTAGATGCATTTTTTAATGGAATAAGTTAATGGCAATAAGTGGAGCAGGGCAACAAAAATCATTCTCAGATTTACAAACTGAGTTTGGTGGTTCGCATCCTATAACTATGGGTGAGTATGCTTCTTTTAGAGTATCAGGTTCTGGTAATACTATTGACATGGATGACTTTGCAGGTGCAGTAGCATTTACTTGGGATAATCCAGCAGTAGATTTAGATTTACCTAACAATGCTTTAGTATCTACAGGAAGTTCATCAGGTACTGCTTTAGGTATAGCTGTTATAGGTGTAGCTTTTCAACCAGCAGATAATAGAGTTAGATTTAGATATGGTAAAGGAACTCAAAGTGCAGCAATAACTTATAATTATTTAAATTTAGATTATACTGGTACTGACCCTGACCAAGTAGAGATGCAATTAAACTGGACAGCATCTACATCAGGTACTGGTACTTTTAGTAATGCTACCGGTTTTACATCTGGTAATTGGAGTACTATACAAAAACAAACTACCAGTAGTGATTCTGGTTTATTTACAGCAGCAACTTGGTCAGCTCAAAAAAGTTCATCACAAGGATTTGGAACTGCTGCTTTAGATGCAGGAGCTTTTGCTGGTACTGCTTTAACATTTGCATTTAGAGCAAAAGACTCAAGTGGTAATGTCATAGCCACCTCTAGTACTAGTAATAGTGAAACTGTTTATGTTTCTGCTTCAAGAAGTGGCTTCGGTGGTGGAGGTGGAGGTGGAGGTGGAGGCTTCGAGCCTTAAACCGAAACTTGACAAGACTTATATAAAATATTATAATACTATTAGGGGTGAAGCATGAAGAAATTAGTAATAAGTTTAAAAAGAAGACAAGATAGAAAAGTAGAATTTAAAAAAAATAATTTAAAAGATTTTAAATATTTAGAAGCTATAGATTATAAAACTTTAAATAATAAAAATTTTAAAGTTGATGAAAATTTTAAAGACCCTTTTCTAAATAGACAAACTTTAAAAAGTGAAGTAGCTTGTTTTTTATCTCATAAAAAAGCATGGGAAGAATGTCTAAGACTTTATGAACCTGTAATTATTTTAGAAGATGATGCAGTTATAAATGATACATGGGATGAAGAATACTATGAAAAGTTACTAGAAGATTATGAGTTTATTTATCTTCAAAGAAACGAAAATGAACCTGATAAGGTTGTAAGTATAGATGATAGAATAGAAAAACCATCTTACCCTTACAATTTAACAGGATATGTTATAGAACCTACAACTGCTACAAAGTTATTACACAATTATAAAGAAATAATACCAGTTGATGAATACATACCTCGGTTAATTAAAAAAGGTCAAATAGATGCTGTAGCTTTGAAACATGATGCATGTAATCAGTTACCAAGAAGCATAAGCGAGAGTGATATAGAAAATAATAAAACAGCTAGAAACTTTACTGTACATCCAATTACAGTAGGTTCAGATAGGCTGAAATGTGTTAAGTTAAACACAAGTGCTAGAAAACATGGTATTGAAGTAAAAAACTTAGGTACTAATGTAGAATGGAAAGGAACAGATATGTCTGGTCCGGGTGGTGGAATGAAAGCCAACCTACTAAGAGATTATGTAAATACTCTACCAGACAATGATGTAGTTTTATTTACAGATGCATACGATGTATTTTATGCAGATAATTTAGAAACTATAACTGAAAGATATTTAGACTTTAATACTAAAGCAGTTTTTTCAGCAGAGTTATATTGTTATCCTGATGCTAGTATAGCAAATGAGTTTCCAGAATCTAATACACCTTATAGGTATTTGAATAGTGGAACATTTATAGCTCAAGTAGGAGAACTAAAAAAAATGTTTGCTTCTTCTACTGTAGCTGATGATGGTGATGACCAACTGTATTATCAGAAGTTATTACTAAGTAATGAGTTTGATATGACTTTGGATTATGAAGGTTATATTTTTCAAACACATGAAGAAGCAACAGGTATAAATAGTTCAGGACAACTTTATAATCCTAGAACAAATTGTTGTGCTTGTATTTATCATGGTAATGGTGGAGACAATACTAAAGATAAATTTAATGCTTTATACAATGTCTTTCATCCTAGAACTGATTATTATTTTAGTCCTAGTAATTCATATGACATTATAGAAGATGATATGTTAGTAGCTGACTTTATGACTCAAGAACAATGTGAAAGACTTATTGAGTTAGCTGATAAGAATGGAAACTGGGATAGTTTAAAATATGATAAGTTTCCAGCACAAGAAATAAGAATAAAAGAATTAGGTTTGTGGACAGAGTTAGAAGCTAAGTGGAATGAATTTATAGTTCCAATACTAGAAAAATATTGGAAGCCTACAGAGATGTATGGTTTAAGAGATGCATTCGTAATGCGATATAATTTAGATACACAAAAAGATTTACCTTTACATACTGATGCAAGTTTAGTAACAGGAAGTGTAAAGTTAAATGATGATTATGAAGGAGCTGATTTATTTTATCCTAGACAAAATATCAGCAACAAAGATATACCAGTAGGAAAAATACTTTTATTTCCCGGTATGGTAACACACGGACATGAGTGCTTACCTTTAACAAAAGGAACAAAATATAGTTTTACTATCTGGTCTAATAGATTTCCCGGAGATAACATATAATGGAAATATCAACATATTTAATTTGGAATGCAATAATTACTTTGGTGTTAGCACCTTTGTTGTTTTCTATTCGTAAAAATGAAGCAGAAGCTAAAAGAATAGATATACTTCTAAATAAAACTAGAGAAGAAATTGCTAGAGAATATGTAACTAAACAAGAAGTTAAAGAAGATATGACAGCTTTAATGGAACGATTAGAAAAATTACACGAGAAAGTAGATAAACTTTTTGAGGTTAAATAATGGCTAAAAAACAAAGAAAGAAAAGAAATAAAAAATATAAACCTACTTATAAATCTGATAGAAAAGATTATAGAAAAGGTGGTAGAGTAGCACTTAGAGAAGGCACTCCAATAGGTGGAGTTTTTATACCACCAGATAAAGGTAAAGTAGGAAACTATGGACCTACTGCTGATGGTACTCAAAGAGGAATAACTCCTGTAACTACAGGTACTGTTTTTGGTGAAGAAAATTTAGTTAAACCTCCAATAGGTGGTCAAGCTGCTGCTGCTGGTGATGATAGTACTGACATTGATGGTTTTGCAGGTTATACACCACCACCACCATCATATACAACAGGTGGAGAAGATGACCCTAATAGAGAAGATAGAGTAGTTAGAACAGGATTTAGAGCCGAAGATATGGCTCAAGGTCTTTTACCAGAAGATGTACCTCAAATAGATGAACCTGAAAAAATAGGTAGAGAAGGAACAGAAATAACTCCTGATGACCCAAGATACTTTATGCAAGGTGTTGAAGATGCAAAAGCAGGTAGAGTTGCTACAGGTGATGAAGATGTATCTACTGAAAGAAGTAGAGAAGCTGACATTCAAGGAATTGAAAGAGAAACTACTCGAATGGAACCCGTTGCTAGAACTAGCGATGTTATGGTTAGAGGGCAAGAAACTCGAGCAAGAGGTATTAATGAAAATTTAAGAGGTCAAGTTACAGATGTAAGAGACTCTGCAAGTATAGCTAGAGAACAAGCAGAACTAGATAAAGCTACAACAATTTCAGGTGCTTTATCTGCAGGTGCTTTTGCTAACCAAGTTTCAAATAAATATTCTGCTGCAACTCTTGCACCTACACCTGATGCTGAAAGACAAAATCGTGAAGCTATAGTTGATAGGAATGCTGTGGGTAGAGATGCTGCTCAGATATTAGGAACTATTAATTATGATGCTGCTCAAAGAAGAACAGTAACAGGACAAGCTGCTATAGGTGCTGCTGCTACTATGATAGCCGAAGTAGCTGAAATACCAGAACCTCTTGCTGCTGCTATTGTAGAAAGTCCTGCAAGTGTAGAAGCTCAAATAGATAATCAACCTATTGAAGTACAAGCTGCTGTTGCTTCATTACCATTAGAAGCTACTATTAGTGGACAAATGGAATTACTAATGGGTAGTTTAGAAGAAGGTGAAGTACCACAATGGGCTAGACCTGCTGTTGATGCAGTTGAAAGAAACTTAGCTAATAGAGGTTTAACAGTATCTACTATTGGTAGAGATAGTTTGTTTAACGCTATTATTCAAAGTGCTATGCCTATTGCTCAAGCTGATGCTCAAGCATTACAACAAAGAGCAGCACAGAACTTAAGTAATCAACAACAAGCTAACTTAGCAAGTTCACAAAACGCACAACAATTAAAGATGGCAAACTTGTCTAATAGACAAACTGCTGCAAGTCAGTCAGCACAATTTGCACAACAAATGGCTGGTATGCAAAGTCAGTTTAACCAACAAGCTGTAATGCAAACTGCAAATATGCAACAACAAACAGCTATGGCAAACTTACAAGCTAGACAACAAGCTGCTATGGTAAATGCAGCAAACCAACAAGCTATCAATATTCAAAATTTAAAGAATGAACAACAGATAGAAGTTGCTAATTTACAAGTAGAAGCTCAAGCTGCTGGTGCTGACCAAAGTGCAGAGAACCAAGCTAGATTAGTTGAGATGCAAACTGCTGCAAACTTTATGGCACAAAACGCTGCATTCAAACAAGACATGGATAAAGCTAATTTAAGTGCTGACCAGCAAATTAGATTAGCAAACTTATCAGCTTTAAATCAAGCTGAATCAGAACAGTTAAGTGCTAATCAACAAACTGAACTTGCAAATCTTAATAAAAGAATGCAAGTTAATTTAAACAATGCTAACTTAGCTCAACAAATGGGATTAGCTCAATTAAATGTTGACCAACAAAGAGCAATGCAACATGCACAAGTAGCAGCCGGTATGGATATGGCTAACTTTAGTAATGAGCAACAAGTAGAATTAGCAAATAGTAAGTTTATGCAAACAACTACAATGGCTAATTTAAATAATGAACAACAGTCTATAATTCAAGAAGCTACTGCATTAGCTTCAATGGACTTAGCAAACTTAAGTACTGCTGCAAGTTTAAGAGTAGAAAGTGCTAAAAACTTTTTATCATATGATATGGCTAACTTAAATAATAAACAACAAGCTACTATACTAAAAGCACAACAACAACAACAATCTATGTTGACAGATGTTGCTGCAGAAAATGCTCGTAAACAGTTTAATGCTACAAGTGAAAATCAAAGAGACCAATTTATGATGCAACTAGCATCTCAATTTGAATTATCAAATCAAGCACAAACAAATAATATGAGACAGTTTAACGCTACAGCAGAAAATGCTGCACAAGCTAGAGCTAGTGCAAATGAATTAGCAGCTAATAGTTTAATGGCTCAATTAAGTACTGATGTTTCTAAATTTAATGCAGAAAAAGAATTTCAAAAAAATCAGTTAAATACACAACAAGCTACAGTTATTGCACAAAGTAATGTAGAGTGGAGGCGTAAATCTAATACTGCTGATACTGCTGCTTTTAATGCAGTAAATCAACAAAATGCAATGAATGCTTTTAACCTTACAGCATCTGCTAATAATTTCTTATGGCAGGAGTTAAGAGATGAAGCAGCTTTTGATGTACAGAGATGGGATAATGACCAACAAAGAAAAGCATCAATGTTAATTGCTGCGTTAGGTAATGACCAAGGTGTAAATAAAAAAGACCATTGGGATAATAATATAACTACATTAGCAAATTTATTTGAAGGATGGCTAGAATAAGGAGATATACATGGGTAAGTTAAGAAAATTAGGAAAGAAAATAGGTAGAGGAATTAAAAAGATTGGTAAACGATTAAAGAAAGGTTTAGGTAGCATAGCTAAAGCTTTTGGTAAATTAGGTTTTGTAGGCAGTCTTGCTTTATCTTTTTTACTTCCGGGTATAGGTTCTGCCATAGGAGGATGGCTACAAGGTGTAGCAGGTGCCGGAGGATTTGGTTCTGGTATAGCTAAAGCTGCTTTACAAGTTGCAGATGGAATTAGTAAAGCTGGTAACTTTGTAAAAGATGGTGTTGGTAAAGTATTTAATAGAGTAACAGATGCTATTGAATATGGAATGAATGCTGTTAGTAGACCATTTATGGAAAAAGGTGCTAGAGGTGCAGGTAGTGCTTTTAGAGACTGGGCAAGTAATGCAACAGGTGGATTTATAGATAGGTCTAATGTTGGATTAGAAGTGGATGGTGTAAAAGTTACTGATATGACTAGAGCACAAATTAATGATTTAAGAGATTCAGGTCAATTAGAAATATTACAAAATGATGCACAGTTTGCAAGAGAAACAGCTAGACTTGATAGAACAGAAACTTTATCTGACATTAGATATGCTGCAGATGGAACAGAAATAGGTAGAGATTATACAGCAGGATTTGACCCCGGTAGTAAGCCTGTAGAAGTAACATTTGATAAAAATACTTTAATGCCTAATCCAGCTCCAGAAGGTATAAACAATCCTACTATGGTATTTGATGAAGGTACTCAAACATATAATTGGTATGATGGTGATAAATATGAAAAAGGTTTAGCAGCTTTAGGTGGAGACCAAGAAGTAGTTGCTTCAGTTGTAAATAAAAATTATATAGAAGGTGGACAATTATTTGAAGGACCACCAGTACCACCAGAACCACCTAAACCTAGTATCTTTGATAAAAATACATCTTATGATTCTTTCAAAGCTAGAGTAAAAGCTAGTAGAGAATTTGACCTATACAAAAAAGTAGCACCTATTCAAATGATGGGAGCAGAACTACAAGCTCAAGAAGATATGGAAGAAGCTCAAGCAGAAATGGCTAGAAAAGAACAAGCAGCTTATTTTGCATCAATAGGTCAAGATACTTTAGGAGGTAACAGAGGAAGTGTGATTAATGAAACTAATGTAGATTTTTCAATGCCAATGAGTCAAGACACACAATTTAGAGTTATGAATTTATATGGTGGTATATTAGGAGCATAATATGAAGGATGATAAACAACAAAGAATAAACGAAAAAACTTATCTGTCTCCTCGTTTACAAGAAGTATTATTTGAAGGTCCTACTCCCGGACAGTCTTTAACAAAAGACCCAGATGAAAGGTATCCTTGGGAAGGACCACCTAAATATGTTTCTTTAAAAGATGCAAGAGAACAAATATTTTTAAATATGATAGAACCTCAAAATCTTAAGAATATACAACAGTTAATGTTAAATGACTTACCAATTAATACTATTGCACAGGTAATATTAAAAGATGGTTTTGAAAAAGGAGCTTGGAATCCTGACATGATGTTACAACTTTTAGAACCTACAATGTATATGTTATTAGCTGTAGCTGAAAGGTCTGGAATAGAACCTATAATAGAAAGTGATATAGAGCCAGAAGATGAAGATAGTACTGCAAGAGTTGCATCTATATCAAATGGATTTATAAAAGAAGGTGGTAGATTTCAAGATGCCAGAGTAAAAGAAGTTAGAGAAGAATCAGTAGGTAGAGAGATAGCTCAACAATTAAAAGAAGCACCTATACCTAGTTTATTAGATAGGAGAGATAAAAATGTCAGATGATAATTTATTTGCACAATTAGATAGTGGCATGAGTATGGAAGAACTTGGTAGTTCTTTACTCGATAGAAAAGCTCAACAACAAAAAGCACAAAGAAAAGCAGACAAAAAAGCTCAAAGAGTTACAAACATACTTGCAGGATTAACTGCTGGACAAGCTGTATTTAAAAATGCTTTAAACAGAAGAATGAAAGAGTTAGATGAACAACAAACATTTTTATTATCTAATAATGCACAACAAGTAAAAGATATAAATAATCTTAGTAGAATTATTCGTTATCTTCCAGAAGAAAGCTGGTTTGAAGGTAAAGAAAATATGGGAGAAGCAGAATTAGCAGAACTATATGCTAAAGAATATGGTGGTGGTTTTTCAGGAATGAAAGAAAGATTTAGACCTGCTGTTGATGAAATTTTAAAACAAAGTTTTGCAGATGAAGCAGGATTTGCTAAATTCAAAGCTGGTTCTCAATATAATGCAGCCTTAGAAAGTGGTATAAATACTTTGTTACAAGATTATTTAAGTGTAGCTGCTAATGGTAAAAGAAAGTATATGAACTTTGAAAGTGATTTAAGAGAACTATTAAATGCTGGAGATTTAGATAAAATTGATTTATATAAAAGAGGCATCGGTATGACTGTAACAGATTTAGATGAAGCCGAAAAAAGAATGATAAATACTTATAGACAAGAATATAGAGATAAAGGTTTTATTGGTGGTTTTAAAGATTCACTTCGTAGAATAGGTATTCTCCAAGAAGAAAAAGGTGGAATGAATTTATTTAAAAATATTGACCAAGTAATTATGGATGATGATTATCTTATGAATAAAAGTATTCAAGATATGCAATTAGGAGGACATTTAATAGGAGATTTAGACCAATATATGTCTAACTATCATACTTCTAATTTTAAGTATGAAGATGCAGCTACTTCTAATATGGATTTTCTAGCAAGAATAGATATTGATATGGACCAGTTATATGATGCATCACAAATGTTTAATACTAAAAGAAATCCAGAGGATATTGAAGGAGAAGGCGAAGGAAGATACGATAAATTACATATCTTAAGAGTTGCCGGTGATGATGATTTTATGCAGCAATATTTTAAAGATATTAAAAAGAATAAAAATTCAGAAGTCTATATGGAATTTAGAGCCGATGTAGGTACTTTATCTTTATTATTTGCAGATGACCCTGAGATGGCAGTTAGAGCTTATAAAGATAGTTTAACTACAAAGATAGAAGGTGGTGGTTGGTCTTTCTTTGATGGTGCAGCCGATGTTAATCCTTTTGAAGAAGTAAGTGAAGAAAAAATTCAAGAGTTTAGAGAAGCTATGAATAATGAATCATTTAGAAATAAATTTGCAGCAGCTTTATTAATAAGACATGGTGCTATGGATGGTGGTGCAAGATGGTTTGGACCGGCTGGAGGAGCAGAAACTTACAATTATGATACTGAAGGTTTAATTATTGACATGTACGCTGATAAAGAACCAGAATCTTATAGAGAAAGTAACACACATAGAGCAGTAAAAGTAGGAACAGGTGTTGGTATAAATTTTGAAAATGGAAAGTATAGTATTACAGATGATTATGCAAGATATACTTTAAACGAACAAAGAGAAGTATTTGATAATCATATGTATGGTATATTTCATCAACCAGATGCAGATGAAGCTACAAGACTATTTCATATGAATTTATTATTTTCTCAGCCATTCAATCCTTATCAAGGTGTATATGATGATTTAAATGATTACATGCAAGATTTATCATCAATGTTTAGAACAGGTAAAAAGTAAATGCAAAATTTTTTAACTTCATATAATCCCAATCAAGATTTAAATCAGTTAACTGCAGAAGAATTAGAAAAACTAAGATTAAAAAAACTTGAAGAATTTTATAAATCTAGAATGTCACAACCTGAACAAGTTTCTAGTTCAGAAGCAATGAATAACCAACTTGAATCAGTTTATTCAAAAGTAGATTCAAAATTAGGTAATCCTAATAGAAAAATGTCTATGACTGAACTACAACAAGACCCAGAGTTTCAAGCAAGAGCTGAAAGATTTATGGAGTCTATTGGTAGTGATGAAAATATTATTGAGTATTTAAGAGATGCTGATTATAGTTTAGCTGCTGCAGGTGTTAGAGCTGTTCAAAGTTCTAAATGGAAAGACCAAACAAAAGAAGATTATTTTTATTTAAAAAATGCATTTGACAATGCTGACCTAAGTGGTTTTAAAGAATACATGGGGTTGGTAAAAGATGGATTTGTAGATTTAGTATTTGACCCTGTTAATTGGTTAGCTGCTCTTTTAACAATAAAAACTGGTGGTACTGCTGCCGGTGGTGCTATAGCTATTCAAACAGCTTTAAAGGAAGGAGTAAAAGCAGCAGGTAAAGCTGCATTAAAACAAAGTGCACCTTACGCTAAGATAGGTGCTGCAGAAGGTGCTTTATATGGAGGTGTCCATGATATTCTTACACAAAATACTGAAATAAATATAGGTGCATTAGATGGATTTGATTATAGTAGAACTGCATTATCAACTGGCATAGGTACAGCAGCAGGAGGAGTTCTTGGAGGTGCTTTAGGTTCTGCTCATGCATTATACAATGGTAGTAAATTAGGTAGAGGTATAAATAATGAACATAAATATGTTAGTGAAATAAACGACCCAGAGCCTACTGCAGTTAATCCAAAAACAGTTAAAGAAAATTATGATGCTGATGAAGTTGTGCAGTTAGAATCTGAATATAATCCAACTGCAAGTGGAACTAAAAATTTTAACGACACTATACCTAGAGATAAAGATGGCAAAATAGATGTAACAGACAAAAACTTTACAGAAGAAATGGCTAATCATTTAATGGGTATAAAAACAGGAGCTAATAAGTTAGCAGCTTTTATAACAGGTAAATCTACTTCTATGTATACAGATTTAGTAGATGAATCCACTCCTCTACTTGCTACCTTTTTAAGAAAACTTAGATATGACTATGATGCTGGAGTAGTAAAAGATGGCGAACTTCAGATGGTAAAAGTTAAATTAGCAGATGGTACTGAATCAGAATTTACATTAGGTGAATACTACGGAAGAAAAATGGGTAAGTATCTAAATGCTATGAACAAAATTTATAATCCTTTTGGATTAACAGGTTGGTATTCTCGTTTACCTAAAAGACAAGAACATGCTTTAAAACTCTTAATGAGAGATGAAAGGATGTCAGTAGCTAGAGTAAACAAAAGAGAAAGAATGGAGTTTTCATTTGATTTACCAGATGGAAATGATATTAGAATTAGAAATGATGTTTTAGATTATAGTAATCCTAAAAAAGGATTTGTAGCAAAGGGTAGATTTGTTGTAGGTAAAGATGCAAAAGGTAATGATATTATTGAAGAAGTAGATATAGGTCAAAGAACTTTAGATGTTTACAAAAAAACTAGACTTTTAATGAATGAAGCTTTTGAAGAAGGTGTAGAACTAAAAATCTTTGCTCCGGGAACAAAACTAAAAAGAGGTTTTATGACTAGACATTACAGACATTCTGTTTTAGAAAAAGACCCCGGTGATATGTATAGAGCATTAGAAGAATATGGACACGCTACTCCAATGAATAAAATTGATAAAGCTGACCAAATTAAAGTAGTAATACAAGATGTTGATGCAAATGGTAATCCTATTGAAAGAACAGTTGTTGGACACAGATTAGGACAACTAGGTACAGATGAAAAAGTATTTGGTAGAGACTTTATTAAAGAAGCAAGAGAAACACATCCACTTGGAAGCAAAGCTACAGAACAAGAAATTATGACTTTAGCTAAAAGAAAAAAAGCTGAAGCTATTGTTGAGGGTATGTTAGCAACAAGAAACAATCCTTTTGAAACTAACTCTGGTATAGGTTCAAACTTTTTAGCACCAAGAAAGTTTAATAACATTCCTGATAATAGAATAGATAAATACTTAGATGATAATGTATATGATAACTTACAACAATACTTTTTAAATTATACTCAATATATAAGTCGTAAAAAATATTTTGGTTCAAGTGTAAAAGAATTTGAAGACAAAGAACTTAAATTTATTCTTAGTGAGTTACAAGCTACAGGTAAATATTCAGGTAAAGAATTAGAAACTATAATTAATAATTTACGAAAAACTATGGAACGAGCTACTGGCTTAGATACTTTTCAAGATAATTTCTTTATGAAAAATCCATGGGGTAGAGGTGGTAGAGATGTTATATTAGCATCTCAACAAGCTTCACTATTACCATTAGCTACTTTGTCTAGTGTTACCGAACCACTTATCCTACTTTCTCGTGTGCCTTTAGGGAATGCACCAGAAGCAATAAAAGATATTGGCGTTGCTTTAGGTAAACAAACTTTTAGAAGTATGCAACAACTTTATAGAAACTTAGAAAGGTCAGGAAGAAAAATTTCAAAGCGTGATGATGGGAGAATTACTAAGTCTTCTGATTTAATAGATGAAGAATGGCAAGAGTTATATGAAGCTGGACTAGCTATGGACCAAGCAGTTATGGAAAGAATTGAAGGTTTAACTGGAGAAGGTTTACAATCTAATTTTGCTAGAGGATTTCAAAAAGTATTTTTTGAATTAAACTTTTTAGCACCTTGGACAAAAGCAGTTCAGTTAGCTTCATTTAGAACTGGTAAAAAAATTATCATGAGAAATAGTGAAGCACTTGCAACTGGTAAAGGTGTATTCGGTAGAAAACTTTCTAAAACAGAATTATTACAAAAAGAAAAAGAATTAAATAGTTTAGGTATTAAAAAGGATGATGCTGTTAATTGGTACAAAGCATCTTTAGTCGAAGGTAAAGCTGACCCATTAAAAATGAAAGGGTTAGATATAGATAATAATATTGTTGATAGAAAACAAGCAGAATTTTATAGTCGAAATGTTGTTGGAGGAGCTACTAGATTTACAAAAGAAGTTATCTTACAACCTAGAGCTATAGAAGCTAATAGACCAGAATGGTTTGGTAATCCTACTGCACAATTTTTTGTACAGTTCTTAGGTTATCCGACTGTATTTAACAATACTATTTTAACTAGATTTATTAGAGATTTAAGTCCTACATCACAAAGAACATTCTTAACAGCTCCAAGAACATTAGGAACTGTAATGGCTATGACTGCTGTTGCAGGTATGGGTAATGAAATTAGAAGTGGTGGTAGGTCAATGGAAAATGCAGATGGTACTCCAAAATCTGGTGCTGAAATAGTAGGCAATGCTGTTAGAAGATGGGGTGGTTTTGGTCCATTTGACTTTGCTTCTAGGTATCGTTCTAATCAAGAAAATAATACTGGAGGAGTAGCTACAGTTTTAAAAACTGTTTCTGGTCCTTTTCCACAAGATGTTATAGATGCTATTTTATATAGAAAAGGTACTGCTGAATTTATGTCAACTGAATTACCTTTTTATGGTTCATATGATTTATTGTTTGGACCCGGAACAAAAAAAGAATTAAGAAGGAGAGCCAGAGCATTAGATGGTAAAAAAACTAAAGATACATCAGAAGAAATTATATATAGGAAATATTAAAAATGAAAGGGATAAAAAAATTATTACAATATAAAATTAAAAAAGGTGATACATTACATTCAATAGCTAGAAAAAATAATGTAGATATACTTGAGTTATTAGAAGCTAACGAACAAATAGAAAATCCTGATATTATTTTTGCAGATAGCACTATTAATATACCTGAAAGAAGAAGAAGAACTCCAATAGTAGGAATGGATGTAGATGCACCTGCTGTTCCTAAACCTAAAATAGAAGAAGAAATGTCATCTTTGTTAGATAGACCAGAAAGTGTAAAATATACAATACAAAAAGGAGATACTATTTCTGGTATTGCTAAAAGAAATAAATTAAATACAGAACAATTATTAAGAAGTAATTCTTTTATTAAAGATGCAAATCAAATTCAAGCAGGACAAGAAATAAATGTACCACAGTTTGGTTTATATGAATCACAAGATTTTAAAGAAAGAACTAACTTACCTGCTGAAAAACCTAGAGAAAGATTCTTACCTTCTAATGTAAGACAATTACTATCGGATATTAATCCTATTAATCGTATAAGAAGAAATTTAAATATAGGTATGGAGGATTTTACAGAAGCAGATTTAACACCAAAAGAATTACAGGCAGCAAGAGAGATTGCTAGAAAAGTGATAACAGATGGAAGTTTAGGTTATGAAGATAGTAATGGTAATGTAATAAATAGAGGTAGGAAAGATATAATATCTTATAATGATTTTAGAACTTCTGAAGGTGCATATGATGATGTAGGTGGAGAAGCTATAGGTATAGAAAAAGCTATTTCAAAATTTAAAGACCCTTCTTTTTCTTTAAAAACTTTAATAGGTCAAGCTACTATTACACAAAATGATAGAGGAGAAACTATAATTATTGACAGATATAACTTTAATGAAGAAGACCCTAATTCATTTAGAGACTACGCTAAAAAATTAGCAAGAGTTGTAAGTGACCCTATCTATGGTAGTTTTAGAGAAGCAGGTAGTATCTTTGGAAGTAATGAAGGTGAGGGAAGTTTTATTAGATTAAATTTAGGAAGATTATAATGAACATAGAATTATGTAAAGCAGAGATAACTAGACATGAAGGTAAAGTATTAGAAATATACGAAGATAGTCTAGGATATAAAACTCTTGGTATAGGACATTTATGTCAACCAGAAGACCCAGAATATGATTGGGAAGTTGGTACTCCTGTATCAGAAGAAATTGTTGACATGTATTTTGAAGATGATTTTAACAAACACTTATCAGAAACTATTCATGTGTTTGGTACAGAAGAAGCTTTTTATAATTTACCTTCTGATATACAAAGAGTGTTGGTAAACATGTGTTTTAATTTAGGTGGTACTAGATTATCTAAATTTAAAAATATGTTAACAGCTTGTAGAGCACATGACTGGAATGAGATGGCTAGACAAATGGAAGATAGTCGTTGGTTTGGTCAAGTGGGGAGGCGTAGTAAGGAGTTACAGGAGTTAGTCTTACAACAAAATGATTCTGTATACTGAAAAGCAATTAGAAGATTCTTACAATATTTATCGAAGGATGCAAATAAAAAAAGATATGGCATTTGTATCTTTAGATGATTTTAGAATTATGTTTGAAATAATAATGGAGATAGCATTTAAGGAAGAAAGATGAAAAATTTATTAAAAAATATCGTAGGTGCAGTAGCTCCAACATTAGGCACAGCTTTAGGTGGTCCTATGGGTGGAATGGCTGCTAACATGATTTCAGAAGTTTTAGGAGTTCCTAATAATCCTAAAGCTATAGAGAAAGGTATAGCAGAAGCTACGCCTGAACAGATGTTAGAACTTAAAAAAGCTGAACAAGCTTTTGAAGTTCAGATGAAAGAACTAGATGTTGATGTCTACAAACTAGAAGTAGAAGATACTCAAGATGCAAGAAAGAATTTTAGTAAAGACTGGACTGCTCGTATCATGGGTATAGCAACAGTAGGTGGTTTTCTGGGATACATATTCTTAGTAACACTACAACCACCAGAACAAAACTCTGAGGCTCTAATTAATTTAGTCTTAGGTTATCTTGGTGGTTTAGCATCAGCAGTAATTAGTTTTTATTTTGGAGCTTCTAACTCCAGTAAAGATTAATGCAAGAAGTAGTAACCATTATTCAACAAGTAGGCTTTCCTATTGCAGCAGCTTTAGGATTAGGTTGGTTTATATATAAACTTATCATGCGTATTGTTGATGGTATGGAAACTAAGTTAGAAACTTTAGATGATAAAGTTCAAACATCTTTAGATACTATGGAAGAAAGAGTGACTACAAAACTTGATAGTCAGTATGGAATTATTGTTGCTTTAATTGATAGAGTAAGAGCTTTAGATAATCAAAGTATCAGACAAGATGTATTATTAAAAACATTATTAGGTGTACCTAACCTAATAGATATAGATAAAATAGCAAAGGCAGATAGAGATGACCAAAGAAAAGATTGATATAGAAAACATGCACCCAATGAAGCAAATTACTATTGCTTCTTTTATACAAATAAGTATGTTTGGATTTATGTTACTAAGTTTTTTAGTAATAAATCAATTAACTGCAGATGAAATAGTATTTAAATTTAAGAGCCCTAGTTTTAGTGGAGAAGGAACCTCTGCTCATTACCTTACAATAGAAAATCAAGAGTATACTCGTAAGATGACTATTAAAGAAGAACTAAAAGCTTTACAAGACCAAATAGAAAGAGACAAAGAAAATACAACACTAGCAAGATTTATAAGAAACTTAGAATCTAGAATATATGCACAATTATCAAGGCAACTTGTAGAAAATTTATTTGGTGAGAATCCTAGTACAAGTGGCATACTAGAATTAGAAGGTAATACTATTGAATATAGTATTGAAGATGGAATTATAACTTTAACAATTACAGATAGCGATGGGAATCAAACAGTTATTCAGTTGCCTATTGGTGATTTTTCTTTCTAGTTGTGCAGTATTATCTAAGAACACAGACTTAGTATTATCACAAGATATAGAAACACCAAAGGTACTAAACTTACAGTCAGAAGAATTATTAAACTTACCACCGGCAGAACACAGACCTGTCATTGCAGTATATGCTAATAGTTTTCAAGACTTAACAGGACAAAGAAAAAGCAATAGCAGTTTTGCTATGTTTAGTACAGCAGTTACTCAAGCTCCAGAAGCATTACTTATAAGAGCTTTGAAACATGCTGCAAATGGTAAATTTTTTAGAGTTGTTGAGAGGGTGGGTTTAGAAAACCTTACCAAAGAAAGACAGCTCATTCGTTCAACCAGAGAAAATTTTGAAGAAGACCAAAAACTTCAACCATTATTATTCGCAGGAATAATAGTACAGGGTGGAGTAATAGGGTACGACACAAATATAGAATCTGGTGGTATAGGTGCTAGGTACTTAGGAATAGGTAATAGTACTGTATACCGAGAAGACATAGTAACTATATCATTAAGATTAGTTTCTGTGGCAACTGGTGAGATATTATTAGAGACTACTGTTTCTAAAAATATTTTATCAACAAGCATTTCTCAAGACATCTTTCGTTATATAGAAGCTGGTACTGAACTAGTGGAAATAGAGGGTGGTGTTGCAGAGAATGAAGCCGGTTCTATAGCTTTGCAAAAGGCAATAGAAGCCGGTGTTTTAGACTTAATAAAACTAGGAATAGAGAGAGGATATTGGAAATATGAAAACATTAAAATTGATGAGCCTTGTGATGTTGATGCTGAGTGTATCGATATACGGGGATGACAACGAAATTTATATTGACCAGTCAGGAGATACAGCTAATATAGATATGGAACAATTAGGTTCCGGAAATATTATTGGTGGTCTCGATTCTACTGCAGGTAGTTTAACTGCATTTGATTTAGATGGAGATAATTTAACTCTAACATTAAATCAAATTGGAGATAGTAATACTTTTCTTGGTGACATACTAGGAGATAATATTACTGGATACTTTAACTTTGATGGTAATTCAAATGCGTTCACTATTCAAGTTGACCCTACTAATACATATGGAGCAGATAGTTCAAACTTTAATGTTCAAGCTACAGGCGATAGTAATACATTTAGTTTAGATGTAGCTACTAATGCTATGGCTAGTAATACAGACTTAGATTGGATTATCAATGGTAGTAGTAACACATTAACATTTGATATAGATGTTGATGGTGCTACTTCATATCTAGATATAGATGGGGATAGTAATACTGTAACTTATGATGGTGATGGATATGCTAATGGTTATTTTTATTTAGACCAAACAGGCAACTCTAGAACTTTCAATATTCAACAACAAAGTACATTAGCAAGTGACTGGCTCAAGATTATTTCAAATGGCAATTCTGGTACTCTGTGTATTATCCAAGATGATAATGGCACAGCAGTCGGATGTTAGTATTGGTAACATAACAGAATTAAAAGGACAGGGCAGGATTGTAAGGGATAAACCTTATGATGCTGCCTTATCTTTTGATATAGAAAGTTTTGATAATGTTGAAACTTCCAATGGAAGACTAGGTATAACCTTTTTAAATAATAGTCAGGTAAGGTTAACCGAACATTCTAAACTTGTCATAGATGAATTTATCTACGACCCTAATCCTTCTAAGTCTAAAATGACTTTACAGTTTGCAAGTGGTACTGCAAGATTTATTACTGGTAAACTAAATAATATAAATAAAGAGAACATTGCTATAACTACGCCAAGTGCCAATGTTTCAATTAGAGGCACGGACTTTACTTTAACAGTAAATGAGTTAGGAGAATCTCTTATAATATTATTACCTAAAGCAGATGGAACTCCTAGTGGAGAGATATTAGTTGCGACTGCTGCAGGTGAAGTAATATTAAATCAACCATATCAGGCTACAACAGTTTCTATGTTTGAAGTAGAACCTACTAAGCCGGTCATATTAGACATTACCTTAGAGTTAATTGATAATATGTTAATTGTAAATCCACCAGAGGAGAATATAAATGTTAGTGAGCAGGGAGTGTCCTCCAGTAGTAGTAATATACTTGATGTTGATTATCTTGAATTTGAAGACCTCGACATCGATTACTTATCAGGAGATGAATTAGAATTTACAGAACTAGATATTAATTATTTAGATGTAAACTTTTTGGAAGACTTGTTAGATATTATTCAAGATGTTAATGAGTTAGACCAAACAGAAACTTTATTAAGTGCAGAGCTAGATTTAAAAGGAACTACATTTGGATTTGACCAAGACACTCAAGTAAATACTTTTACTACAGATAGTGTCTTAACTTTTGTAAGAGCTTTAGAAAATACAGTTAGACTTGATTTAGATAAGTCAGGAGCTTACACAGTTATTCTTATACAGAATGGAAAGAGCACACAGATAGTAGTGAATGGTGGAGGTTCATCTACAATAACAATTAAACAAGGTGGTTAATATGAAATGGGCTAGTATATTATTAGGATTACTTACATTACCTCTTATCTTTAACTTCGCACCTCTTGAAGTTATGAGATTAAAAACTTTTGATGCTTTGGTGACAACACCAGAACCATCTGGATATTTTACAATTCTTAATATTACAGAAGAAGATGTACAACTTAGAGGTGGCTATCCTTTTCCTAGACAAGACTTAGCTAGTATTCATATTGATTTACTAAACGAAGGAGCAATGGGTGTAGGCTGGGTAATATTATTTCCACAAGAAGATAGATTTGGTGGCGATAAAATATTCTCTGATGTATTAGGATATGCTCCCAGCGTATTAGCTATGCCAGAGTTTGACAATGGTATGTATCCAGAAACTCATGGTACTGTAATACTTGGACCGGATATAGAGTTACCAAAAGCAAAAGGATTTTTACAAAACATACCTGAACTAAGAAAGTCTGCTTCTCAAGGTGCTGTATCTGCTCCTGTAGATATAGATAATCTTGTAAGAAGATTACCATTATTACAACAAACTCCTGATGGTTGGGTTGCTGCTTTCGGTACAGAAGTTTTAAAAACTTTAGCCGATGCTAATACTTATCAGATAAAAACAAATGAGAATGGTATTGAGATGATAAGAGTAAGAGGTCTTGAACCAATATCAACAGATAGTCTTGGTCGTAAATGGATTAGTTGGGTAGACACACCACAGACTACATTAGAAGAAATGAATGTTGCAGGTAAGTTTGTATTTGTAGGTGTTACTGCAGAGGGGGTAATGCCAACTTTAGCCACACCAAATGGGCTATTAGAGCCTCACAAGATACAGGCTGCCCTTGCAGAAAGTATTTTGATTGACTCTCCTTTCATACCTGACTATAGATTATTTGTAGAACTATTATTATTATGCGTATCAGGATTGCTCGTAGCATTCATTATAAATTACTTTGGTATAACATGGGGATTATCATTAACAGGTATCTCGATATTATCGATGGGTGGACTCGGTTATTATTTTATATCGCTAGGTTATTTAATTGATGTAACATGGAGTATGACATGTATGACACTTATGTCATTACAACAATTCTACTTACGCTTTAGACAACAATACAAACTAAGACAACTAATCAAAAAACAATTTGAGCATTACCTAGACCCAAGACAAGTAAAACAATTACAAGAAAATCCTGAACTGTTAAAGTTAGGTGGTGAAAGAAAAGAATGCACCATCCTCTTTACTGATGTTAGAGGTTTCACTTCTTTATCAGAACGACTTCCACCAGAACAAGTAACAGACTTAATGAATAAAACATTAACCATACAAGCAAATGCAGTTAAGAAGTATGGAGGTATGGTTGATAAATATATTGGTGATGCAATGATGGCAATATTTAATGCACCTATAGATATTGATATGCATGAAGACAGAGCAATACTTGCAGCAATAGAAATAAAGAAAGAAATGGAAGAAGCAAACTTAGGTATTCAAATTGGTATAGGAATCAATTCGGGAATCGTGATGTTAGGTAACTGTGGTTCAGAAGATAGGTTTGATTATACTGCTATAGGTGATGCAGTTAATCTTGCAGCAAGACTTGAAAGCTCTACTAAGGAAGTAGGTGAAGATATTGTGATAGGATATAACACTATGAAGAACAGCGACATGCAATTAAAACTACTAAAACCTATCAAAGTTAAGGGAAAAGAACATAAAGTAGCAATATACACAGTAAATCCAGCAGAATATTCGTAAATCCTCTCAGAGGCACGGAGAAGGCGTGTAAGCAATTTTATGTGGTTTTGGACTTATGGTATTACTTACAGCCTTTCCGTTGAATACAGAGCATTCTGTGAGGTCAATTTTTTAATTTTCCCCCATTTTTCTAGCATTTAGGTGAGATTCTATTTTATTGTGTATATTATCTAATTCTGCCTTACCTTCTCGCACAATAGTCTTTAATATTTCGTATTCTTCTTGTTTCAAAAACTTTTTTAAGTGTTTAATATCTGTTGTTATTCTTTCAGTTATTAATTGTCCTGCCCTATTGTATAGAAATCTGTAACCAAGAAGTGTTGCTTCCTCTCTTTTCATAATTATCCTTCATTAAAGTTTGTAAATGTTATCTTGTCTTGTGCACCTCGAAGTCCTGCTTTCATATAAGTAGTAGCACGACCTTCAAAAAAGTTCTGATGTTCTACTCCCATGACTTCATCTATCCAACCAAGAGGATTTTCTTTCTGGTCATAATTAGTTTTAAGACCAAGCTGTAATAATCTTCTATCAGCTATGTATCTATTGTAAGCATACATATCTTTTTTAGTTAAACCTTTTAAGTCTCCCATTTCAAACACTAAGTCTAAGAACTTATCTTCTAATGTAACCATCTCTCTGCATATCTCATATATTTCTTTTTTGAAATCATCTGTCCATATGTCTATGTTTTCTTTTATAAACTCTCTGAATAGTTTTGTCATTGCTTCTACATGCATTGATTCATCACGAATAGAATATGTAACTATCTGACCCATACCTTTCATCTTTCCAAATCTAGGAAAGTTTAACAAAATTGCAAAGCTACTAAATAATTGTAGTCCTTCTGTAAAAGCAGAGTAAACTGCTAGGGTTTTAGCTATAGTTCTTTTATCAGACTTTGTAGGTTTAAAGTTAGAAACATAATCATGCTTGTCTGCCATCTCCTCATACTTTGCAAAAGCTTTATATTCTATATCTGGCATACCAACAGTATCAAGTAGCAAACTGTATGCATGTTGATGTATTGATTCCATGTTAGCAAAAGAAGACATCATCATTCTTGCTTCTGGTTTTGTAAATGTACGCATATACTTATCAATGTACCCACTAGCTACATCTACATCTGACTGAGTAAATAATCTAAATATTTGTGTAAGTAGATTTTTTTCTACATCAGTTAAATCTTGCCAGTCTTTTACATCTGTATGTAAAGCTACTGACTCTGGCATCCAATGCATTTGATTCTGTAATACATAGTAATCAAACATCCATGGATACTCAAAAGGTTTGTAGTAATCTCTATTGCCCAGTAAACTCATATCTGTTCTCCTCTAATAGTTTTAAATTTTCTGTTGCCTCTGCGTAGTCTTCAAATAGTTTGTCTACAGTATCAACCATATTAGGATGGTCAGCTACTCCAACACCTTCTCTAAAATACATTTGAATATTACACAAAGCTTCTGATTGCCTTGCTTTATATCTATCATACAAAGCGTTATATAATCTTTGTTTAGTCATAATTACCCCTCACAGGCTATACATTCCACATCATCCAACTTTATTCGTGGAACTTTAATATTTACATTCTCTACATTTCTAGCAGCGTTGGACCTAAAATAGTAAAGTGATTTAAGTTTATTCATACCATACCAATGAACATCATTTACATACTGCATGTATTCATCATGAGTATCTTGCCCTTCTGTTGCTTTTGGTAAAGTAAAAAAGAGATTAACAGATTGTGCTTGACAAATATATTGTTGTCTTTGATAGGCATGTTCAACTACCCATATCTGATTTATCTCATTTGCTGTTTTAAATACTTCTTTTTCTTCATCAGTAAGAATATCTAAGTGTTGAACTGAACCATCCTTCCCAGATATATCTTTCCAAAGCTCCTCTAATTCTTTACCCTTGAGTCCTTTGTCTTTGAAAATCTTTTCAAGGAATTTGTTCTTAACTTGATAACTGCCTGATAAAGTTTTGTGAGTATATGCGTTGGCACGATAAGGCTCAATAGAAGGACTAGTACCGGAACAGATAATCCCAGAACTAGCGTTAGGAGCAATAGCAAGAAGATTAGCATTGCGACTGTCATGACCATGTAAATCAGGGCATTCACCACGCAACTCAGCAAGTCTTTTAGAAGCTTTAGAAGCTTTGTCTTTGATGTGTTTAAAAGCTTTATGGTTGAAACTCGTAGCGAATAATCCCTCGAATGGAATATTTCTAGACTGGAGGTAAGCATGGAATCCCATAGAGCCAAGACCCAACGACCTTTCTCTATAAGCAGAGTATGCAGATTTTGCAAACCCTTCTTTACCTTCCTTGACATACTTACTAAACCTTGTGTAATTTGCACTATAGCCTCCTAGCTGTGATGTATCTACAGCATTTTCAATATAATGTTCTATAACATTATCTAACATTGTTATTAAGTCTTCGATAAACTGTGGGTCTTTGGACCAAGTATCAAAGTGTTCTAAGTTAACAGATGATAAACAACATACTGCTGTTCTTTCTTCATCTGTTGGTAAAGTAATCTCTGAACATAAATTACTTTGTTTAATTGATAACCCTAATTTCTTTTGAGGTTCTGGTAAAGCATCATTACAAGTATCAATATTAACCATGTAAGGTTCACCAGTCTCTGCTCTAGCATTTATAATTTGGAACCATAAGTCTCTAGCATTGATAGTCTTAACAGCTTCATTAGTCTTAGGGTCAATAAGTCTCCAGTCTTCATCATTCTTAACAGCATCTAAGAATGCATTAGTAATGTTTACTCCATTGTGTAAGTTCAAACATTTTCTATTTATATCACCACCAGATTCTTTTCTCATGTTGATAAATTCTTCTATCTCTGGATGACTAACATCCATGTAAGCAGCATAAGAGCCTCTCCTTGTGGTGCCTTGATTAAAGGCTAACATCTGAGAGTCTACTACATGCATGAATGGAATAGAGCCAGTTGAACGAGAGCCATGAGTAGTAGATATACCATTGCTCCTAACATCACCCCAGTATCCACCGATACCTCCACCTGAACTAGCCAACCATATATTTTCATCGAAGTGAGCAGATAGACCAGTCCTAGAGTCAGGTACATAATTAAGAAAACAAGAGATAGGTAACCCACGAGTGGTACCCCCGTTGCTAAGTATAGGAGTGCTAAACATGAACCACCTCCGGGAACTGTAGTTATAAATTCTTTGAGCCATTTCATAATCTGTATCTCCTTTAAATGTAGATGCATAAACAGAAGCTCTGGCAAGTGCTTCCTGTGCGTGAGTTTCATCCCCCCAGAAATACCTATCTCTAAGAGTGTCTATACTAAACTTGTCAAAGTCTTTTTCTCTGTCATAGTCTATTTGTATACCAAGGTATTCTTTAATACCTACTTTGTCTGTTATCATTATTTAAACCTTTTTCCTTCAAACCAAGCTACTAAAGTTCTTCTAGTTCCTGATGTAACTGGTGTTACTCTATGTAATAAAAAAGAAGGAAATACTAAAACACTTCCTCTATCATATATATTGTTTGGTAAGTCTTGTCCTGAACCATCTCTTAAATGGAACTCTCCCCCTTCATATTCATCACCATCACTTAATTGAACAGTCACACTTAACTTTCTATGAAAGGCATTAGGTGTATCTAAAAAAGTATCTATATGCCAATCATAGTGGTCACCACCATCATGATAAACAGTATACTGAACACTATCTAAATAACTAATATCAAATCCAAAATTAGTTCTGTTAGCATCATTAACTACATTCCATAATTTATTTGATACTACATTCCATAACTCATTATGGTTAGAATTATTATACTGAATAAATCCTGTTTTGCTTTTTCTGTATAAAGATTCTTTATCTCCTTCCTCTCCAATAACAGCATTGTTTATATCTAAAACTTTTTCAGACTCTTGTATAATCCAGTCGCACTCTGCATCACTAAATTCATTCCCATATATTTTATTACTTTTCATAATCCCACTCATAATTTTTTACTAGTTGCCAGTATCTTAATATACTGTTAAACATTTCTTTATGTTTCTCATGTGACTCTGTATCCCATACATGAAACAACACAATGCTTGTATCTGCTCTATCTACAAATATAGATATTCTTTCAGGCATATCTACTCCCATGCCTTGAGCATAAGCAGATAGTTGCATACCATGTTCATCATACACTAAGCGAGAAGGGTCTTTACCTTCTAAGTTATCTTTGGTCTTAAAGTCTACAAAGACATTGTCGCAATATAAATCTATCTTGCCACCATATCCTTGAGGTGCACAGAAAGACCCCTCTGCTATCCATTCAGGATAGGAAGGATAATTTTCATCCAACCATTCCTTTATAATCTTGTATGGTTTGTATTTTCTTTTACCTTGAAATCCACTTTCTATTTGAGCATGGATTTTAGTTCCTTGTCTGGCAGCACTAAGCCCAACCTCTTTAGCTTGTGATTTACATCTTGAAGCATAAGAATGAAACGACTCGTTCTTCCCTTGTTCAAGAGCAACAGAAGCTTCTAGAGCTTGATTAATCTTCCAATTTTCTAATGCAGGTTTTCCAATCATACCAATGATGGTAGTAACTGATGGAACAAGACCTAATGATTTAGCATCTCTTAGTGTGGTATTTCTTTCTTTACCATTTGCACCAATGATAGTATAAGCAGGTTCTCCCTCTTTATCATACCAATGCCCTGACTCGGATGTAAACTTATTATAGTTATCTAATTTAGTTTTGTCAATATCACTACTCATTTTAACCCCTTGAATATTTTAAATACATCTTGTTTAAATAATTTATTTATTTCTAATAGATATAATCTACTAGCATTATGGTCTCCACCTTTTACTGACTTTTTAAAATCAAGTTTTTTAATTAACTGTTTTAGTTTAGGAACTTCAAATACTAATATACAAAATATATCATCCTCTATACACAAACAATGGAACCAGTAGTCAGCTTCTGTAGCTGCAATACCGGAAGGTTTACCATATGATTGATACTCAATACATATGTTTCCTGTTTTCATCCACATTCCTCTTTCAGATTTAACTTCAATCTTTTTGTTTTGGAACATGTCTGCAATTTTATCTTCTCTAATTTGACCATACTCTAAATCTAGGTCAAACTTTTTTCTGTCTTCTTTAGTGGGTTTCACTCCAATCACCTCCGACTTTATATTCGCCATCTAATTCGCAACGCAACTTATAAAATTCACCGGCTTGTTTTATCGCATCACACCCTAAACTACCAACTCTATCTGCTTCACTTGATAATACTTCTAACTGCCATTCATCATGTATGTTAGCTACAAACTTAGCATCAATGTTACTAGCTTTAATTGATTCATTTAAAATACACATAGCTTTCTTCATTACTATAGCACCACTACCTTGTAGTAGAGTGTTCAAAGCAGAGTGAGGACTTCTGACATATATTTTTCTTCTGTCAATTCCTAGTAAAAACCCTCTACTTGCAGCCATCTGCACCTTATCTCTTAATTTTCTTAATGCAGGTAAGTTCTTAAAAAATCTTTCTTTCAGTTCTTTACCTTTCTTAATATTACCTTTAGCTATCTTACCTATCTTAGCATCACCTGCTCCATAAACCAAAGCATATATAAATGTTTTAGCTTGGTCTCTAGTTTGTAATCCTGCTAACTCTTGATTGGTTGTATGTATATCTCCATGTAAAACTTCATTAATATAATTATCATCAGCCATGTAGTGAGCTAACATTCTTAACTCTAATCCACTAGCATCTATACCTACTAACTTATAGTTTTCTGGCACAGTAAAACATGCCCTACATTCCTTACCAAAAGGACTTCCTAAGTTTGGAACTTGAGCCATGTTAGGATTTCTATGAGTCATTCTGCCTGTTATAGTTCCATTGGGAATAACTCTACCATGAACTCTATTATCTTTTAGTTCATCTATCCATGATGATATTTGTGCTATTCTTTTTTGGAATAGTAAATAGTCTGCTATTAGTTTAGCTTCTTCAATATGTTCAATCTTTTTAAGTGTGCCTTCATCTACAATAGGTTGACCAGTAGGAGTAAACCTTTCAGGTTTCCAACCAAAGTCAATAAGATATTCTCCTATTTGTTTGCGACTTCCTAAATTAAACTCAACTAACTTCTGTCTCATAAAAGGTTCAACACTTTGATTTTTAATACAGTTTTCATATTCTTCATCTGTTAATCCTCTCTTACTTAACTGACCATCTTTCTTGATGTATGGTGTAACTAACTTATCATCTACAAGCTTGGGTTTAAATGTAGCTTGAACTAATAGTTCTGTTTGTGCCATTCTGTCTTGTAAGTCTGCAAGTAATTCCATTGCTTGTCTTTCATTAAAATGAAATCCTGTTTGTTCTTGCTCTGTAATAATCCCTGCTACTGCATGTTCTAGCTCTAGTGAGTGCTTACTAAAACCTTTACTTTCATTCAACAAATGCAAATATACTTTTTCATTTAACAATACATCACCTGCACAATACTCTAACATGGTAGGAGAATAAGAGGTGAAATCTTCTGGCTGTTCTTGCTTAAACATTCCAACTCTATATCCCCATGTCTTTAGACTATGTCCATTTTCCCTTACAGGATTGTAAAGTCTGGACATCACTAAAGTATCCACTACTTCCCCATGATAATCAAAGTCATGCAGTTCCTTTAATACTCTTAAATCAAAACCAATTATATTGTGACCAATTAAAGTGTCAGCTTTACTAAGTAAATCTAAACCATCTTGTATTTCATTTGGACCAAACTTATATAACTTGCCTTCTAAATCTTTTGCAACTAAACACCAAACTCTTGTAGCAAGTAAATCATCTGTCTCTATATCAAAAATCAATTTCATTATCGAATGTCTCCTCCTCTGTAAGTTCATGTAGTCTACCAGTATCAACATCATATGTAAGACTACAAGCCATACCTGTGTCGCCTGTATATCTTGATTTCAATACACGAACTTTTGTTATATTAGCTTCTTCTGGATTTTCTGCTTGTTGATTTCTCTCCAATGCAATCACACAATCGGACAACTGTGCTATTCCTTGTGAACCTTTAAGATGTGAGAGAGATACTTCTATGCCTTTCTCATGTCCTCTGTCTCCAGAAGCTCTACGCAAGTGAGAAACAAGTATCATCCCAACACCTGTCTCCTCTACCAAACTACGAAGTCTGTTCATGAGCATATCAATACCTCTCCTTTCATCACCCTCTGTCAACACATTTACCAACATGTGTAAGTGGTCAACAACTACCCAGTCACACTCACATCCTACAATAATATATCTGAGCTTAGAAAAGATTTCATCAATATCAGTAGCTCCTAAATGTGCATGGATAAATACTCTACCCTTTTGAATTGCCTTATCAAAGAAGGCATTTAGTTCTTCATCAGAATAATTCTTTCGTTTCTCTGTAAGATACAGTCTGTCATTAGCTTCAATAGATACAATACCATCTGCAGTTCTCACCCAGTTTTCTTCTAATGCCACAATACCTACATTATCTTTTGTGTTCTTAATTAAATGGTGTTCAAGTTCTCTAGTCACACTAGACTTACCTAGTCCTGTTCCACCAGTTAAAGTTACCAGCTCACCTTTTCTCATACCATAGAGTTTCTTGTTCAGTCCTTCCCAAGGATAAGCAATACTTTCTTTAACTTCTCTATGTAACCAGTCACTCTTTTTATCATGTAGTTCTATAATGCCAGAGGGAGTGTAAGTCTTAGCTTCCCACCAAGAATTAGTAAACTCTTTGAACTTTTTCTTGACAAGCATTTCGTTTGCATCCTTGTATCCATTTGGTAAGTTTACTATCTTAGCTTTGCCCGGCTTAAGAATACGAGCCACCTGTCTGGCAGCTTCTCTACCTGCCTTGTCATTATCAAAACAAAGAACAACATTGTCGAAGCTTTCAACAAACTCAATGCTCTCTCTAATATCTTTTACAGCAGAAGATGCTCCTCGTTTGATAGATACAACTGCCCACTTGTCTTGAAACAATTCATTGACTGCCATTGCATCACATTCACCCTCAGTAATTGTTAGATACTTACCACCAGTATTACGATACAACTGCTCACCAAACAAACCTGTTCCTTGAAAACTTCCATTGCAAGTAAAGTTTTTATTGTCAACATATCTAGTTTTAGTTCCAACTATTTCACTTCCATTGTAGTAAGGATATATATGTTGTTTGATTTTATTATTATTATCTCTTACTGTCCTTACTCCAAACTTCCTTGCAGTATTTTCAGATATGCCTCTATCCTCTAAAGAACTATAGCTCCCTGTATATGAAGTAAGAAAAGTAGTTTCGCTTTTTATAGGTGTAATGTTTGCTTCACCAGTCTCATAATCATAGTAAGCATTACAACTGAAACATTTTGCATAGCCATTACTATTCAATGACACAGCATCTGAACTGTCACACTTCTTGCATGGCAGTTTATGTTTAACAAATTTAGAATTTTCCATAAGTCACTATCTCCAATAATAGAATTAAAAAGTGTGGCGTTGTTCATATGGCGTGAGCCAAACTGGATTTATACTTTAATGGTTATCCACTTTTCCACCAACCACAGGGGGATACTAAGACTCGGGTTGATAAATTACATCATTCGTTAAGAATGGTTGTAATTGATTATTCAACTCGGTAATCGCAGCCTTTAAGACTATCGACCTTTTGCCCAAAGTATTGAGTTCACTCTGCGTTGCTAACAATGCATAGTAAATACCTTGTGCTTCCTCACTTAGTTTGAGGACATCATATTCCATATCATCTACACGATATGTAATCTTTGGTTGTTTTTCATCTGCCATGATTAAAACTCCTCGCCTTCATCGAAGAACTCAGAGCCATCTTCAGCTTTATACTCAACCAAGTCAATGATTTGAACAGCTTGTAGGTCAAGACTTTTACCTTCTTTACCTGCATATTCCCATTCATATTCATTGCATTGAACTCTAACTTTAGAGCCATTACCAACAGCTAGATTTACATCTTGCTTATTTTGGTCAAGTAGTCTTGGTGCATTCCTAACCATTCCGTTAGGACCATTCACCTTCCTCTTGATAATTAAAGCAGGACCTTCATCCATCTGCTTTACTGTATGACCTTTACTAGCAAAGTCATCAGCAACATCCTGTTCAACAACCAAGTTGACTGTATAAACAGGTTCAAAAGTCGTATTAGGTGTCTTAATTGATGCCCAATACGCAGTTCCATCTATTATCATAATTACCCTCCATAGGTTAAAATAGAATTAGCGAGAGTTTTCGAGCCACCTACTCTCAGAGGTGAGGTTTCCCAACCTACTATAATGGAGATAGAGGTTTCGGTTGCTCGTAATTCTATCATCCATGCCATATTACTCAACATCATTTATCTTGTCAAGCATACAGTCTAGTTCTTTCATAAACTGTTCATCAGTTTTATCTGTCTTGTTTAAAAGTTCTATCTCAAACTTCCTTTCATTTGTTCCCATGTTATTAATACATGTGACTAAGTGTGGTATATCTACATCCATAAACTTTTTTAGTTTATCAATGCTTTGGGTAAACTCCCGATATTCTTCTTCTGTTAGTATTGCTTTCATTTCTTTTCCTTCTCTCCCTCCACCATAGATACATAAATAATAATATCAATGCAGGTTGTATTATAACAAATATTAATATATTTGCTAACATGTATCCCAGTCCAGTCACATCACCTATCCAAACTAATACATCAACACACCAGTAAAAAAATTGTTCTACCCATGTGCCAACAGTAAATATTAAATCTGAACAGTATCCAGTTAAATTATCTTTAGTCATCTACCTTGCCCTCTATATTTTTTGTAACTTCTTTTTTTACTTTTATTCATAGTAGACATTGCTATTTTAATACGCCTACCACGCCCTCCAATGCCCTGTGAGCTACTCTTTTTAACATGGTCTATGGATTGTATTGTTTTAGTTCTTACTGCCATTTAAGGTCATCCTCCCTATTGTTTAAAATTGTCTCTAAGTCTCCCTTTATATCATCTCTTATGGTCATCAACTGTTGAAAATCTCCAGTAAAATCTAACCACTCCTTGCCCTCTACATCCTTTATCCAAATAATATCTTGAATACTCCCTCCATTCATAGCAAGAAGAACTATATTATCAATCGCATACGCTACATCACTTGCATAGGTCTGCAAAGTCTCTACTGTGTTCCCCTCCATAACACATTTAATCTCGTATTTTCTCATTAACTATTTTCCTTATCGTGAACATACAACATAATTATCGCATAGTGTATTAGTTTAAGTATGTCTTTCCGATTGTATCCTTGTTTCCTTCCATACCTTTTAATGTATTTAATAATATTACCCATGCAAAATCCTTCTCCCAATCCTGCATCAATAATAATATCTGTTGCTTGATATTTATTATCAGCGTAATGACTTTTGTAAGTGTCATCAATATAGTCTTGTATTTCTTCCAGTAGTTGTGTCTCATTAAACTTATTCATTTATACTCCATTAGTTCTTTATATGTTTTAATATGTGGATACTTCTTTAATCTTTTCATTATCCATTTATCAGTCATATAAGATAACTGCATACGCCCTTCACCGAACACATGAGTTTGGTCTGGCAATAATTCCCATACATTATCTGGTGTTATCTTACTTGCTTGTTCTTCTGGCAATAGTTCCCTCAACCATTCGACTTGAATAGTTTTAACTCTACGCCTAAGTTCTTTTAGTTTTTTAGTATTCATATACTCCTTAAAAAGTTTATCACAATTAATCCGAATATGATTATACCTGCAAGAAAAGGTAGCATCAATTCACTTTCCTTCTTGAAAGAACGCCACCATCTACGCATTTTAATTCTATTCATTCTTTGTGCTCTTGTTAATCTTCTCATATTACCCTCAATACTAATTCTTCTATGTGAATTTTTCCTAATTTAACATCATCATAACCTTCATCAATCCAGTTATCATAATGTTCTTTTGCTTTTTTGTATGTAGTAAAGTAGTCATCACAACCACCAACCCAAACAACATATTTATAATTATTCATATACCCTCCATAAATAGGTGCTAGTTTTTTATTAGAGACTTTGAAACTAGCAAAACAGTTGCCTCGCAATGCTGTGTTTTGTTATTTATCGACATTGAAACACCCTCGCAAATGAGAAAAAATCAGTCTAGTATAAGGCGTTGTTCATATGCTTTCTAATCTACTGACTAATCCTAGTGTCTTCAATCTCAAGCAAACTGGATTTATACTTTAATATCTATCCACTTTTCCGATAACCTTATACATGAATGACAAAACCCGACATATCATGTCGTGCCTTGCCCTTCGCTTTTAGACCTACGACTACATTGCGTTTGTCTAAAAACCTTAAGTCGCTTTCATCACCATTGACAACCTCTCTACCTTTGAAGTAGATAGGGAAAGCACCATTGAATACTACTGCTATGTTGTATGCTATCTTGTCATACCACTTAGCATACTTATCACTTGCTTCTGAATAAGACCAAGTCAAATGATAGTTGTCTATATCTGATACTTTTCTTGTTGGGATTTTAGTGTAATCATAAAATTGTATATTTGGATAGTGTTCAAATACATTCTTATCTTTATACTTAATAAGTTCCCATTGTATATCACTCGTGCCATTCAACCTGATTGCTGGTTCTTTGTCTTTCTTGTAGCAGTAATTACTAAACCTTTGTATTTCATCTAACAATATTTCCATAAATGTCTCATTGTCTGTAAGAAATAATTCAGTTCTACGCTGTCGTGCATCTTGTATTCTATTGCTAGTCTCACCTTTCTTGAATATACCACCACGCCCAGCAGTATTTAAACACGCTGTCTTACAACCAGCGATGTCTTGATATGGACATATCCTTGTAGAGATAGGTCGTAAGTGCATGATAGCACTAATGTAAGTATCATTAACTTTTTCACCTTTTAATATCTTTGGATTGTTAAAGGTCAGTAGTTGGTATGCCATAGTTCACCCCTCTAAATATATACTGTGATAATAATTCACCTGCTACCTGATAGATAAATTGCTCTGTGCATTGTTCGTTCTCATATCCTGCAAGTTCTTCCATAATATCAGCAACAATTTTATCTAGTGTATTACTGGATAAACTTCTTGTGATTTCGTAATCTCTTATCAAGACTTCTTCTACTGTTTTATAAATACTCATACTGCTCTTTCCTCCATAATTTCTTCGGCAAGTAGTTCCAATATCTTTTCTCTATCATCATCTTCATGTAATCCATGTTCGATAGCAAGATTGGAAACTCTATCAAGATGTTTTTCATCTAATGTAAATTCATCTAAATTGATTTGTTCCCATATCTGTTCCCAAACCATATCATTAATACAATTACTCATAAATCCTCCATTAATTTATTAATCATTGCTTTTCTATATTCCTTTTGTTGTAAGAAAGGAACATCATTATCAAAGGATATATCAACAATCTGCTCTAGTGTAGAGTTATCAATATATACAGTCATATCACCAACCTCAACATATAATGAATGTGGTGTTCTTCTATCGACCACTAGTTCGCTTTCACATTTCTTACTCATTCTTCTCACCCCCTTCAAACATTTTCATTATCTTCTGCATATTGTTATATGCCCATTCATCATACTCTCTTTGTTTGATGAAGTCTTTATACTCTTGACTGTCTTTATCGACAGTCTCATACCAGTCTCTAAATAATTTAGACATTGTCTTTCGCCTCCCTTTTTAAATCATACATATACTCATGTAAACTTGCGAATATATCATCAATAGTTTCTTCATAAGACTTAGATATCTCTAAACTTGTATCGATAACTTTATCTTTTGAAGATTGTATCTTGTTGAATGCTCTTATCAAATGAATTAAATCCATATCAAGAACACTTATCTCTGTATCCCTGCTTTCGGAATAATACATAGGAGCATCACCGACATTCATATCAATAGGTGTTTTATATCCTAACACCTCAAGGAGTTCAAAAATTTGCTTTACTTTCATAATACCCTCCATTGGTATAAATTAATTTAAGTGAACAGTTTCACTACTTGTTCAGGTAGTATAGCATATTGTGTGTCATATAGCGTGATGATAGGAGAAATAAAAACATCACTTTGCGAGGTAAAACTTATAAACCCTCTCACACATTGCTATAGTAATTAGTCAACAAACATCTCAATAAGTCTTGCGACTAGGTCTTTTGCATTAAAGTCTCCACCCATAGTCAGCATTCCTAATTCATCTGCTACACCATGTCTAATCCTATTAGGAACATTAGTGTCATATTCCCAATCACCTTTGGAATGTCCATAGTGTCCGAGATTTGTTTTGATATAAGTTCCTAGATAATCATGCGTATAACTGCTGTCATCTTTTTGGGAATATCTCAAATTAAAACCCTTCACATTGTCCTTAATTTCCTCTTTAAGGTCTTTGAGTTTCTTTTCAAGTGCATCAATTTCATCACACAATCCAGAGTGTTGGTGCATTAAGTCATTTAACATGACATCAAAACCCTCACTCTCAACCTCACGAATGAAATTCGCTTCACTCTTTTCCTTCCAAGCATTCACTACTTGTCTTTCGATAATTTCTCTATCGACTATTCTCATTGCTTTACTCATATAAATACCCTCCATTGGTTTGTAAGTAAAATTAATAAAAAAAAATTGAGTAGTTTAATGTGATACTCAGCACATTGCATCAACTAACGCAGATAACTTTATTGCCATCTACACCATGACAAGATACTTCAATCTTCTTCTCATAGTAGTCCTGCCCAGTTGCTTCAATAACCTTTCTATCAAAGATAGGTTCTCTAACTGTAATAAATATCTGTCTATAATGACTGACATTATCATCTTTTCCGATTGAGCAATTTTCTTCTAACTCAATCTTCTCTACTCTGTGCAAACTAATATCCATAAGTCCTCCTATTAATTAGTTCATTACTTTAAAATCCCAGAATGGAAACTCTGTGTGTCCAACTGGCAACCACTCAACAGCATCTTCAACATCTTTCATAGTCAAAGTTGTTGCAATGCTATCACCTTCTTCATTGTGTCCAAGCAGTAATCCTATACCAGCATATACCTGCTTTTTCCACATGAAATATCTATTCGGTTGAATTAGTAAACCTTCATCATCTAAATACAAATCATTTACCTCATCAACACGACTAACAGTAAAAGTATCGCACTCAATTAAGAGTGCAATATCTCGCCAATCACCTGTATATTCTACAGGTTTGATTGTTTCGTTATACGGATTTATTAAGATGCCTTTCATTAATTACTCCTGAAAGTTAGTTCTGCTTCATACTTTTCATTGACTAAATCAAGTATCTCGGACTTAGCATCTTGAATTGCTCTTTCTGCTTCATCTCTGATATTGTCAATCGTTTCGTATTCAAAGTTATCAACCTTGCTTTCCATGTCATCAACTTTGCATTCAAAGTCCTGCACTTGGTATTCAATGTCATCAACTTTAGACACAGCATCATTAACACCTGCCATATCGATTTGCTGATATATTTCATTATCAACATAATCTGATATCAACCATTTAACGAACCTTTGTTTAAGAGTTGTTCTTCTCTTTTTGTTTGCATTTACCATAAGTCCTCCTATTTAAATGCGTTAGTATTAAGCAAGTCATTTCCCGACCTGCCGAAACAGTATGGCGTGAATTGCCGACCATGTCAAGCGACTAATCCTTTAAGTATTAATGAACCAATTTAATATCTGGTGGTTCTTTTTCAGTAAGTCTGCCATGTAGTTCAGCAGTATAATTTAATAGTTCAATCATTATTCCAATCAACTGCTCTTTTTCAATACTGTTAATAAATTCACTTACTTTAGGAATACCAGTCTCTATGTCATTGCCCATAACAATCTCACCCATTTCTAACATAAAATCATCTAGTGTCATAAGTCCTCCTAAATACATTGATGTTCCATACTTCACCCTTGTCTATAGATACAAAGTTTTGATAGTCAAAATCATTCTTCAAATGTATCCATAGATTTTTATTCCTGTGCTTCCACAATTCAGACTTGTCCTCTTTGAAAGAGTGTCTTGATTGAAAAGAGAAACCCAGTTCCCTCAAATAATCTCTTGCTAAAAGATAATTATTAAACTTTCTTTTCTTAATAAACATATAAACTCCTTGTCGGTTGATGTCTGCGACCACCTTACCACCCATGTCAACTGACTAATACTTTAAGTTTGTTAAGTTTTAAAGTTGTTTTAAAGTTCTGCCCTCTATAATTATGCCAAGTCTTAAAAACAAATCGCCCTCAATTACTCTGCCGACACTCCCTCTATTACTCTGCCCTGCCCACTAAACCTTAAATCTAAATCTAAACTTAAATTTAAATTGTGGTTTGGACACCTGCCAATATAAAAAGTCTTCCATCCTTATTCAAAACCCTAGCAGAAAAAAAAGCACCTCCGAAGAAGTGCTTTAAAAGGATTAGCAGTCGTGTTCTGCTAAATATTTAGTAATCTTATCCTTGTATTTTTTAGGTAAAGATTTCTTTGAAAATAAATCAGATGCTTGTTTGCAAGTTAGTTTTCCTTGTTTTACATCTGAATAAAGGCAACCAAAGATTTGCCCTTTTAATTTCCAATCGACCATGCTACCTTTTTTCGCAAAGCGTATTGCTAATGCGTTGCATTGCTTATAAGAAGCAGGACTTCCTTGTTGCTCTTTAGATAAAGAGTTTATATCAAATTTATCTGTCATAGTATCCTCCTTAAGAATTTACAG